AAGCGAGGGGAGAAGGGGAAGCAGGGATGTACGCGGTTGCTGCAGTCATTGCTCAACGAGCATTTGAAAGAAAACGGACACCATCAGCAGTATGTCTTAAAAAATGGCAATTTAGTTGTTGGAACGGTAAAACCTTAAAGAGCCTTGAACACTTGCTAAAAGTACCACAAGCAAAGTACGCGCTGTCATTGGCTAAAAGCATCAAACTTTTAAGTCGTGACTTTGTTGGCTTCGCTAATCACTACCACGCCACTTGGATGAAAAAGAAACCGTACTGGGCCAAAGGTGAAAAGCCTGTCAAGGTTATCGGCAACCACATTTTCTACAAACTATAACTACTATGAAAATAAAAATAAACGACAACTACACATACGAAACTGACGAACAGGCAAGCGTAGGCGACACAGCAATTTTACCAAGTCCATCATGGCTTGCTGATGTTCGGGGCGCAACTTGGGAAGGCAAAGTTACCGCAACCGAAAGCGATTACGATGGTTGGTGCGCCAAGGCTATAAAAATTATAAAGAAATGAAACAACAATACCGTCACACTAAACCGTACAGAGGCAAGGATCCTGACTTCACCAGTGAATTCGATAAAGAGATAGCTAGAGAGACTGCTAAGTATATAGCGACGACAACTCCCGAAGAACGTGCCGAAGATGACTATCACCTGCAGCGTGGATACGATGAGTCCAAGATGCGGCAATTGAACCGCCTAGTAAACAAATACAGGGAGGAGTTACAAAAAATTTAGCGTTGTCTCATAACGCGCTAGCGCCCTCGTCGTGGTTTTTGGGGTTTTTATCTGTATTCCCCCTTTCTTTCCCACGGCGGGGGCGTAACTCTTTGATTATCAATGGGTTACGTCGCGGGCAGCCGCGATTCTAAACCATGACTCAAGTCATTTACTATTAAGGGCTTATAGTGTATTATTAATATATTATATTTGATGCTATTTGGTTTCCTATTTGGTGTTATTACAAAGTATATTAAAAAACTTTGAGTTATTTGTTGACATTGTGTTTAGCTGTTGGTATAATTAACGGCGTTATGACAAGGTTTATCGACACAGGTTGCAGTTACTCCGAGACTTACGAGCCGGAGCATATCTACACATTCACGGGCAAGTGCGTCGTGACGGAAGCTCCTTATAGTGTGAGCGTTAAAGGTTCGGAACTCTTTCAGATGAGGCAGACGGGCAGCATAATGGCGTTGAAATCGTTATGCGCTGGCGACAGGGAGTTTCTTATGTCAGGCATAAGTCCGTTAGGATGGGACAAGAAGTATGGCGATCCAGATATGGCATGGGGTTCTTGCGGTCATTTTAACACTAAATAATTGTTGACTTTGTAGGCAGAGCGTGATAGAATATAACAAGTGAGTGAGAAAAAAAACATGAATGATTATAACTACAAAAGTAAACGCTTCAGCACGGACATCGATCTGGCAAAATTAACTGGAAAAATCGCGCAAGTAAGAGGCGGCTTGACCTTTCTGACCAACAACCTCGGCGGCTTATGTAGCGAAGAGCAAGCTCATGCTACATTGACGCAAGCAGATAGAAGGCTCAAAAAAGTTCAGGAAACTCTTTATGACGTAATGTACACCGACAACTGATATGAAACAAATAGATGATGATTGGATGAGGCCGCGAACAAAAGCGGGAACAGAGGAGATGCGGAGAAGGCTTAATTCTATGAGGGAAATACTACAAGCAGCAGCCAAAACCGAGAGTATAGAGTCAAAATTCAACTTGGCCCTCTTTAACGAATACTTCTCATTTAATTGGGACAGTAACCACTATACTGCGGACAGCCCTTGGGAAAACGAAACGGAGGTGGACGCATGAACGATAACATCACATGGGATGACGTATCCACACAGGTTATCCACCTACAAGACGATGAGGACGCAGCCAAATGTTACTCATGTAATGGCTGGTTCCCTATGTCTAGCTGTGAGCTAAATACAGATGATGATGGCACAGCCGTACCAGTATGCGAAAGGTGTGCGTCAGGATCATACTGTAACTGGACTATGCCACTATGAAAGACCAGATATATGGCGTGCCTAGCTGGGAGCGAGTGAAACAACTCAAGGAGGCAGAAGCTCAATACCCTAAAGCGGACTGGAGCGAAGGCTCCTACCACGATACCATGCGGAAGGCCGCTGATGCCAAGCGCAAGAAGTATGGCACAACCGTATCTTACAACGGATATTGAAAATGATCGACGACATACGCAACACTTATCTTTTCACAACTAACCAAGGCGACAAGATAGAAGTACGCGCATGGTTTGAAGAGGAGGCGATTATCAAATTCCAAAAGAACCATCAACGGATCGGCCCGAAGTATTATCACCCCGTGGTCTTTACTGCGGTAGAGCGCGTAAGTCGTTGATCATCAATGGCTTGCGTTTGCGGCTGCGCCCCTGCTAAACCGTTGCGGCTTAGCGGTTTAAGCGGATTACCTACTCTGATATTATTTGACGTATTTGCGCGAACTTCTTATTTATGAACGCAACGACGTCGCAATCGGCTGCGTTTCTTTGCCGAAGGGATTTGATTTGATACTCAATGTGCCTCTTCATCTCACCCCGAACATGATCCCGCATGACAATCTTATCATGCTTAACTTGTCGCGTGACCTTCTTCTTCGCGGCCTTCTTTTGTAAATGTTTTGTTTTCATTTGCTCTTCTTGTTCAAATGCTTTAATTGTTTCTTTGTATAACTCATCAAACTCCATTTGTTTACTATTAAGGGCCTTTTAGACCAATCTGCGCTGCCACAATCATCACACAATAAATTATCTGTATGATGGGGACGAACATCCTCATCCCATTCAAAAATCTTATCACATTCGCAACACTTATAGTATGTCATTATATTAAAAAAAATGGTGGCGGGAGTATTTGTGTACCCGCACCTTTTCAGTCCCCAGAAAACAAATGTTTCAGATCGACTTACTTCGGACTCACCCGCGATTTTCCTCTGCCACTAGGCCGTTGTACTTCTCGCAGTCGCTACGTTACCCCTTTGGGAGGGATTATTCCGTCACACCGATCTCACTCCGTCGAGTGAGAAAAATTGAATGAGTTGCTACCGCGCCACCAGTAGTGTGATCGCGCTGTATTGCAAGCGCAGTCGCGTAAAATGTCTTACCATCCCTGTCCCAGCGCGTTTATAGCTTAGGGCGATGGAGGCGTTGTCGGCTTAAAAGCCAATTTACTCGCCAACTCAAATTGATCGCTCTTGAGGAAACTCTAATATCTAACCTTTTCAAAACGAGTTAACGCTTTTCCGACGCTAGACGCGAGTCCGAGTTTTTTTAGGTTGTGAGAGAGGGCGAAGAAGCATGTCGGTGCAACCGCCCAGATCTGACTGCAAACTCAAGAGCAAATTTTCAAAGAACAAAAAGTGTCAGGGGGTGATTAGCAATGCGTTCCCGCCCTAATCTTTTAAGTCAGCCCTGCCTGACTCTTAACCATAACCCACTACGTTAACATGAACAATAACAACTCATTAATCTTACCAGATGGGGCAGAGTTGTCAACCCCTTTCTTTTAACTTCGTGCAGCTAAAGAAACTATCCTGTCAGCCCTAAAACTTCTGACCTGTAAATCGCGGTTGTAAACCCTAGCCTTGAAGCCTACTTCCTTTTGATCCTTGTATAAGGGACTCCAGCCTCTCCGAGTGCCTTTGAGGTAGTAGACTTTGGTTGCGTGTTTCTCTGGAGAGTAGACCATCACATAGTCAGTAACTCTCTCTCTAATGTTGAGCCAAGCTCGAACCTTTTCCTTTAGTTTGTTTGTTAGTTTTGTCATAACTTTAATAATCTTACCACACGGGGGCTTACTTGTCAACCCTTTTTTCTTGGAGTCTTACCCAAGCCTCTGTGTAGAGTTTCTTGTACTTCTTCCGCATCCCATCATCCCAAGGTCCATCATCCCGCCGCCAATCAAACTGTGGTCGCTCATCGACCACCGGAGGAAAGTCGGGGTGGACTATCCGCTGCGCCCTACTAGGAGAACAACGGATATGCTTGTCATAGATAAACAAGCGGTTGCTTGGCCTATCTGTAATTTCACCCGTCTCTATTCCGAGAGCGATCTGACTCTCCCAGTCGCCTTCGATGGGCTTACCGCATTCCTGACAATCGTTTGGATACCAACTCATACTTGTGATAGTTTTCTTGCTCGTAACCCTCTATGGGTATACTTCATACCTTTGTTCCAAGGCTCTCTTTTCTTCTTTGGCTCTGGTATGTAAAAGATGTTGTAGTGCGGCCCTATGGCTGTCTTGTCTCGGATCATCACCCTGCTCGACTTGTAGATCGGCGTTTTGTTAATGTCATCAACAAAGGTTTTGAACTTGTAAGGATTATAATATCCTCCGCGAAACTCCTCGCCTGACTCTGGCACACATTGCTCGCAGTAGTCGTATGGTTTGTCGCCGCAATCACAGATGCTGTACTTCTCGTATAACTCATTATCAACCTCGCGAAAGCGTTCTTTGGAAACGTCACCAATCTCATGACATTTTCCAACAACGTAGGCGTGAACATTCTTACGCTTTTCCCGAAGGACTCGCTGGCGACCCGCCTCCTGCACCCTAAACTTTGCATCACGCAATTCAACACGATGAGCGTGACAATAAAGCAATCCCGTCTCGGCGTCGATCACCGACAGGCAATCCAAATGTAGATTGAAATAAACCTTCACGCGATCCGGTGCGACTTCGATGCCGTCCATCATCTTGCGTGGCCCTGCATCCTTCCAACTAATGAATTCCCTCATAACTTTTAATATGATATCACGCGGGGTAATCAAAGTCAACTACTTTTTTTACTTTTTTTACGATTGTATGACCCTTTACCCTTTTTGGGTGGATGTATACGTTCACCAGTATTCCAATCAACCTTGGCGCGTGGTTTAGCTGTCACTTTCTTTTTCATGGGGGCATTATAACATACACCAACCAACATGTCAACAAAAAAAACATCGTCGTAAGTCGTTGACAGTCAATGGGTTAGCTCACGCGCCTGCCGCGCCCCTAAACCACTGAGTACCAACGCTTTACGACACAAAAAAAAGCCCCCGCACTCGCAGGGGCTCCGAAACCTTTATAGTTTCTCGGGAGGATTATGACACTTTAAACTTTAGTTTGTCACTCTTATTAAATAGTTTATTTATTGTATTTAAGATTCTCTTTTTAAGTGTGGGAATATCCCCCCCATCAAGGTAATTCTCAACTTCTAATTGGTTTGCTTTTCTTAATACTTTGACGTTGTGGCTTTTCTCCTCGGTATGATGCCAATATGTCAGCGCCCTGACTGGTGACACTTTTCCGATTACTCTTTCCACCCTGCCCGTTATATTATTATAATATAAAGCACCGTTTTTTATATGTTCCATCTTCATTTATCATTGATTCGGTACATTGAATATACCAAAAACCAAACAACCAACAAGGCCACGGTCAGCATTTTTCTTGTGAGTTGAATTAATTTGAGTAGCCCGTGAAGCCTTCTTTTTTCAAGGCTTTCAACGCTTTGACTGCCGCGCTCCCTTTTGGCTGCTGTCCGTGAAGAGCTAAAGCGAAATTGACACTCCCGAAGATTGCCTTTTCGTCGGTGTGATCGGTTTCGAGCTTTTTCTCGTCGATTGCTCTTTGGCTAAAAAACACGGTTGCTGTCTTGATTCCTGTCTGCTTAATTAACTTGTCATGCTTTCCGCCAGACGAACAGGTGAACTTGTAGTTTTCTGGCAGCTTGTTAGTTTCTAAATACTTTGCCAAATAGTGAACGCTCTTTGTGTAGCTGTAAAAGGTAACGCGAGGAAAGAACGCCGCCGCTTTCATCCATGCGTTGAAATAGGTTTGACTGAAAAAGTCACCGCCGATATGCACCCGCAGATATCCCCCAACGCTTCGCAGTCCCTGCGGTATACTTCTGACAATTAAAGCGGTAATGTTTTTCTCTGTCTTGGCTTTTTTAATAAGCTCAAAGTTTTTGAATCGGGAGGCTCTTACTTTTGGAAACCTGTTTTCCATCCCCGCCGCATAGCATCGGTACGTTTCCCCTTTTTCGTCGGGCTTCTGCAAGTCTGTTATCTTGCCCGTGACTTCGTCTGCTTTTGTCAGGCAATTAGAAGCACCCGGACACGTCCAGCCACTTGGTAAGGAAAAATGCCAAATACCTTTGAGCTTGGCGTTTTCAAAAAATATGTCGAGTTTGTTTAGTAGTTTCGGTGTTGTCATAACGTCGTCAATTATAGTGGTTTGGGCCTAGATAGTCAAGGGAAAAAATCTTGCCCCCGAAGGGGCAAGACTGGTGTTCCCCTATTCTGCCAACGCCTCCGTGGCTTTGGCAAGGTGTTCTCTTACAACATCTAAAACCTTCTGTTTCTCTAAACATCGTGAAACAATGGTTGCTGTTGGTATTCCTGACTTCTCGCTTACAGCCTTTAATGTGTCGAGTGTCTCCTTGGGTAACCTATAGGCTCCCATGCCTTTTTTTGGTTTATCGTTTGCCATAATGGTATTACTTGTTTTTGCTCTTCCCGTAGGAAAAATTTCCCTTGTTGGTTTTCCTATTGTAGCCCTCTGGTTCTAGCCCATTCTTTTTGAGCCATTTTTGATAGCCTACGTCAACCGCTTTGGCTAGGCCCTTTGTGTCGCCATAGCCCCAATCTCCTTGTTTTATGATGTCTCTAGTCATGATAATTATCTACGTTAACTTTAAAATCTTGCTGCACTTCATTGTCAGAGTCTGGTCGCTCTGCTGCGATTGTACCAGTTGAGAACACATTTAAAAAGGTTCTTCTGATTTTAATATCGCCAGTAAATACTAGGTTGGACATCTTCTCGACAGATACTTCTCTTGCGATTGTAAGCCAACCACCAACGACCCCTTTATACTGTTTACCTGTCACAGATAACTGCCAAAAAGTAGAGTTGACAAAATACCGAAACAGTTTAGCCTCGCTTGTCACGAATACAAATTCGACATCACTTCGCCAGTCAGGTTCGGGAACATTCGTTGCTCCGTGATTATAGAAAGAATAACTTTGCAAGATCGCATCGTGAGAGCCTTCCGCTCTGAACCGCGCATACCACTTGTCGCGCCCATCTTTTTGGATTTCTAATCTTCTCATAACCTAACGCCTGAAAACATTCTACCACAACGGGCAGCATTGTCAACAAGATTATAGAAAAAAGTTTTTTGTGTAATCGACAGTTTAAGCTTGACAGTTAAGTCACTGATAGTCAGTAGGTTACAAACGCGGCAGCCGCGCAGCCTAAGTCATTGATAGTCAACGACTTACGTGTCAAGCTTTTAATTGTGAAACTTTTTTAATAATAATGAGAAAAAGAGGTTGACTGTTAAGCCCCTGTATGGCATAATGGGTTCTCCCGATTGAGAGGGACACAAACCAGAAAGGAAACAAAAAATGCCCAGAGATAGCAAACAAGTAACGAGTGAGTTCGACTACCAAGTCGAGCAGCGCAAGACCTACATCCAGCACAACGGCTCCAACCGTTGGACGGGGAGGTTTAGTAATGTTCGCACCGATACAGGTGAGTCATTAGGCGATGGAATAACAGAGCAGTATGGTTTGCTCCAGAATTCCGTATTGGTTGAAAGCCTTGAAGAGGCGTTTCAAGATTACGACGAGTTGAAAAACTGGGGTCAGCATACCAGCACCCGTCAGCTCAACGAGCAAGGCCATGTGGTTAACATCCCCGGCTTCGCCGAAGGTAAGCGCGACATTTCCATTACGGAAAATGGTTCGCGCTTTTTTGGTCGTTACGAGTTCAACAATCCTCGCCCACTTGGTGGTAGCGCAAGGGTTGGCGATACTGTCGGTATGGCCTTCATTCTCCGAAACTCTTTTGATCGCTCTTGTAAAGCTGGTCTTGAGGGCGCGGCGAAGCGTCTGGCGTGTCTGAATGGCATGACCTCGAATGTTACCCTGACGAGCATCACAGCGCGTCACAGCAACAAGATCTCTGTCGTAACCATTAAGGACGGCATTGAGGATGCAGTCGAGCAATGGCACAAAACCATTGACTCGTTTTCGCAGTTCGCCCAGCGCGAGCTGAAAATCGACAGGAACAACGGCATCGACCAAGGTGTTTTCATCCTTAATCGGTTGGCCCAGAAAAAAGTTCTGTCTGAGTCCATGAAGGATTCAATCGAATTCATCTGGAACGAACAGGCCATCGGCAATGGTCGCGGTGGGGAGTTTGATCGTGACAGGAACCTTTGGAACCTGTACAACGCCACCACGCAGCATCTCACGCACACGGTTCAGCCGAAGCGTTTCGAGTATGCGCGGTTGACCGAGAATAAAGTTCTCGGAGAGTTCACGCGAGCCTTGGCCAAAAAGGATGCGTGGGAAACCCTCGTCTCTCCCTGCAAGGCTCCAAAAGCCATCAAGCTGGAGAAAAAAGAGGCCAAGAAAAAGGCCGAGGCCGAGGCTGCGGCAAAACTTGAGGAAGCAATCATTTCCTAGGCTCCTCCCTCATCAGGCCGCTCCCTTCGGGGGGCGGCTTTTTTTGTTGCCACTCTTAAAATAAACGGTTGACACGGTTTGCAATCGCGGCTGCGCCCCTCGTAAGCCTTTGACAGTCAATGACTTATGACTCTTAAATCTCGGCGGCAGGCCAAATTTATACTTTTACAATTAAACTATAATCAAGTAATTACAATTATCTATGTAGATCTATCAGTCTATAGGCAAATTTACATACTTATTAAGGTATTATATGCTTATTTATTTAATCTTATTTTGTAAAGTGGCAAAAAGTGGGCATTTATTTAATTGTTATTTAGCTATATTGAAGAAAGTGGCGAAAAGTGGCGAATTATAATGCTTATTTATTTGTCTTATTTACATTTATTTATTTTTCCTTCTGATAACAAAAAACCTCCCTAGCTTTCGCTAGGGAGGCGCATAACACATGACACAAATTATCAGTCTAGAGTTTCTCGCCGCCTTCCATTTCATTTAGCCAACCCATCCACTCTATTTGATGGTGAAACATATCTTCAGCAGTCGCATCGCCTTCTAGACCTCCAACTCCATGCTTTCGCAACTTTTCTCGTGTTGCGTTTACTTTCTTTGCTAGTAGTTCTAAACCCTCTATATGAGATGAGGTGAGTTGTTTTAGTTTGCTCCCAAGTGGGGGATGATGATGAGGTAGTCTTTTCATATTAATGTTTATTTAGTTGTATAGTTATCTTTATTGTTTTTATATTCCGTTTTATTTTCTCTTTCGTATTCGTCTATCATTTCTTGCTTACCAAGTTCATTTAGATAATCAATTCCTCGCGGCGAGATAGCTCGACCATGTGGAGTGACCTCCATCAGATTATGCTTCTGCAAGTAAAGTTCATGGTCACGCTGAATACACGCCTTGCTCAACCCAAGTTTGGCAGATAGGTTTGTTAACCTTGTATACTTCTGCTCCGATAATGTACGAAGCAATCTAATTTCAGCAGTAGTTAGCCCCAAGGGGAATATCGTCATAGTATAAGACAGTCCCTTCCAATCCTTCTTGGTGAAGATTTCTTTGCGGCGGGATTTGTTTGATAGTGCCAATCTAATCTTGTCTGCCATTTGTTGCGCTTTACGAGCATTACCGCGCAATGTGGTAGCGATCTTGTGAAGAACATCCCCTTCCCACTTTTGCTTGTTATTGATAAGCTGCATGATTTGGGCTAGTTCATCGTGACTGTAATCTTCCAAGTCTATTCTCTCGCATCTATCCATGAGAGCATGGAATACATCTTGTGCCTCGGTTGTGGCAAATATAAAACTTAATCTCTTAAAATCACAATGAAAAGTATAATCTTCATAAGTAAATTCTGTCCTTCTTTCCTTGTTAGGATTAAGTATGGTTAATAGTGCCATTGTTACATCCTTGGGCAGTTCAGAACATTCATCAAAGAATACAGTAGCATCTCTATCAACTAATACAGGTATAACTAATTCATTAAAGAATTGTTTTAAGTTCTTTATAGTAGAACAGTTAATTTCTATTAGTGGTTTGGGCTTACTGCTACCTTGTTGTGTTAGGTTGCTTCCCAAGGCGTGAGAAAATGCTGTCTTGCCTGTCCCTTTCGGGGCAACAAACATAATGTGAGGCAAATCTCCCTCATTCATGTAAGACTTGATGAAGAAAGCTATCTTACGCTTCGCATTGTCCTGCCCGACAAGCCCATTGAAGTAATCTTTAGTAGTAGTTTTCATAAAAATTATTATTGATTGTTATTCGCTAAAGTCAACCATGTTTATCGTGATTGGTGCTGGCTTGGATTCTGGCGCGTCGATCCCCTCCTCTATAAGTTTGCCTAGTGCCTTGTTGGTAGTCTTAAAAGGATGACAAGCTAAATTGAGTGCCTCTGCATAGCGGCGATTCACCACTATACTAGCGTTCTCTTTTAATACCCTGTTTAGTTCTTGTAAGCTGATCCTTACAAACGATGTTGAGCCAGTAGTCCTCGCCATTCATTAAGAATACCAGATCGGGCTATTAAGTCAACCACTTTTTGAATAAAAATCCTATTTAATTCATAACCATCATAATTAAATAACGGTGATTGTTGATTGATCTTGACTCTTTTAGGCTTTTCTTATCATATAATAATAAATTTCACAATTAAATTACTATTCTTGGTTCTTCTTATATTCTATATGGAGTAAAAGTACCATATTTCGCACTATCGCGTTCCCAAATCGGTTATATTTCGGCCCGTTTCCAATAAACTTGGCCATATTTCGACTAATTTCAAAAAATGGGCGGCAAAATAATAGTAATAGTTAAATAATAGTTAAATTTAATAATTGGAATGAATTGGGTTGGTTTGGTTTGATTTGGTAGAGATAGTTATAGATGATATATTTGTTAATTATAAAAATGCGCCACAACCATCTTACCTAATTCCTATTCTTACAAAACATATAAAGGTATATGTATTCTCTTATACTCTTGTATATGTATCAATATGTAAAGAAGGTAGTGTTTATAGGGGTTTTAGGCATTAGTCTCCGCAATCGGCGCATTTGACAAACATAACCCAAATGAACCAAGACATGACTAATCCTATGATTAACTCCCCCATTGTCTCAATAATATATTAAATCACAATCTTATATATTAAGAATAGCATTCATTATATATTGTAAGCATGAATCTTTAACTGACTGATGATGTAGTTTACTTTTCTTGCATTAACTTTCCGTGTTAACTTATGCTTAACGGAAAAGCCATCTTTCTTTAATTGTGTTAAGTAACTTCTTGTAGCGGCGTTGATGGACTTCTCGCAAGAGTCTCCTAACATAATCATTTCTTTAGCTACTGCTGTTTGGATAGCCGTCACTTTAATTATCTTTGATCGCTTCTCGTATTCTTTTCTCCAAAGTTTATACTTTTCTGGATTTCTCCAATATACATTTCCAGACTTTGAGACGAACTTCATCTATAATTCTGATTCACTTACCCACTTCACGAAAAAATACCCCGCTATCAAAGCTATTGTCATGGGGAGCAGTATACTCATCTTTAGCCGCGATTCTTTTTGGGAACCTTTATGGCTATCGCTTCACATATATCATCTATGCTATCAGAAGCAGACCATACCCCATTGTCCATTTCCGCTTTGCGTAGCCATGTAGGATTGTATCTTACGATGGTCTGACTGCCCTTCTTAACGGTAAACGCTACTCCATCGACTCTCTTGTCCTTTCGTACTCGAAAGTCGCTTAAAAAGTGTTTTTGGGAGTGGTGAACCTTGGCCCCTTCTTTAACCTTAAAGTAATACGAGGCACAAATAGTCATCAAGTTGTGCATCCTCCCATCTAGCTTATCGTTATATTCCATTATTCTAAATTATCTAACTGCTCTATCCAATCTTCACTCTCTGCTAATGTAGCTACTTCCCTAGCTAACTCGTTGGCTATCCTACCGTCCTCTCCCAATATATCCCTTTTCCACTTGGGGAGTCTTTTACTCATAATAATATAAATAAGTTTATATCTATCGGCTAGGTTAGTCTCGGCTGCTTCGATTGGGTCAGCAAAAAAATTATCAAGTGCTTCACTACTTTGCTGAAAGTCCTCTGCTTGTATTTTTTCTATAATCTTGTCGATTATATCTACATAAGGTTTTTTACTCGTTTTCTTTTCTTCTTTAATAGTCATAGTTAATTATCTACTTGCCGCTTGCTAACCTATAAATTGCCAAGATAATGGAAAAGATAACTGCAATACTAATTGCATAAGTAATAATAACCTCCCAGTTAAGTCTCATCTTTATCACTCCATCTTGTAAACCTTTATGGAAAATCTTATGCGCTGTTTCTTCCGAGCAGTTTAGCTTATCTCTTATATCTTTAATAATCTTATCTTTATTCATCCTTTAATTCTAATTCTGCCTCTATTTTTTCTGCTCTCTTTTTGTAATGTAATGCCGTCCAGCCATCGTTGTACGGTGAAGTCGCTTCAATGTTTGATTTGAGTAGCTCTAACTCCATCTCTTTGCTGCTTGTCTTTGGTTTCTTTCGGAACCAGTTCTTTTGTGCTATACTGAAAGCAAAACGCACAAACGAAAAAGCGTAAACCTTGTTTAGCTCAATAGACTTACCTCTATACTCAATGGTAAAAAGTTTTGTTGTATCGTCCCACGCAAACGAACCGAATTTAAGACTTCTTTTAATCTTCATTTATGATCTCCATGTTGTAGACATTGTATCTTTTGTTAATCTTCACAATCACATAATCGTGATGCTCTGCAAAATCCTTCTGATAAACTGACGCTTCCTTAAATGTGGAAAAATCAGCATCGGGAACATCAGCATGAGCATCTATAACATAGTAACGATACTGTACCCTATCATATTCTGGTTGAGTCAGGGAACTGCAACCAGAAATAAAAAAGGATAATAATGTAACCCCGATTAGTGTTTTAACATTTTTCGTTTTCATTTAAGAGTTTTGCTAAACTTGGGCATTCTGTAATTGCAGAGTTAAGAGTGATAGCACCGCATCTATATGCTCTGTAATGTGTTTTCTCCTTGCGGCTCATATCTGCCAACTTTTTTAGCTCTAACCGAGGTAGTAGCTTGTCTTGTCCCAAACGTGCTTTGGGTTTGGTAGACAAGTTCCTTTTTGCCAATCCATCCCCAATCTTTCCCACATTTCCTCTCGTTCTTTTTGTAGTTGTCGGCATATCTTTTCTAAATAGCGTTCCTTCTTACTTACCCTGCCCTCTGTATGCTTTGACATAATTTTTGCTGTTCTTATTCCAAGAACTTTTGTTTTTGGAGTTGATTCCTTTTCTCTTTTTCTTGCCTTTGCCGAAAGTGATTTTGTTTGTTGATGCTTTAGTTGCCATTTTCTTCTCCGAAAAGGTTATCTGTTATGTAATCACAAGCGGCGGCAACATCATATTGGTCAAGATAGTCTGGTAAATCGCCAGTATAAGAATAACTTACTCTTGTTTTCCTTGGGGTAAGACTTCCTGCCCGATTGCTGCCTCTTTGTGGGTTGCAGTTAACCGAAATCTTTAGTTTCTCGGTAGTGTAAAAGTAACTTGTTTTCTTGCCGTTGTAGTTGGTGAATGTTCTTTCCTTCTTTTCGCCGTGGAAATATACGGTGAATCTTTTATTCTTCGCGCTTGTGACTCTAACCGTAATCGAATCGGCGGGAAACTTGTCGGTTGAAGTTTTTTCAATTATAGCGTCACGCTTAATGTTTGAGTTGCCTCTTACTGCACCATGCTTCTCCCATTTTAATTTTGGAAGGATTCTGGACATTACATCTCTTTGTAGCTCATTTTTGATTTGGCTCATATTTTGTTCTATATGTCTTGTTTTTAATCCCATTTTTTTATCCATTTGTAATACAATAACAAAGCAAACGCTAAAACAACCCCGATTTGAATAAACACTTCCATGCCTAACTTCTTGATAATACTATACTTGGGGGCTTACGTCAAGCCTTTTTGTCGATTCTGCCCTATTCATAATATCATCTAGCGTATCTTTGACATATTGCCTACCCCATCTAGTAGTGATTACCGTATTTCGATGACCTTTTTCAATAGATACAACTGTATCAAGGTTGAAAAGTATGTCCTCATCGTTATCCGCATTTTTTAATGTTATTAAATGTGCCATCCTTTTTATGTTTTCTTTTTATGAGTTGTTCTATTTTTTTGTCGATTAGCTTGTCTATTTTTAGTCTGTTTTGTGATACCATTGGGATAAAATCTTAACTCTAACAATATACTTGGAACATCGCTGTACCCTACTGGTGCTGGTTCTTTCCCTTCATTGTATCCATCTGCCTCTATTAACATTGATTCTGCTTCTATCGTAATTGCTTGGATGAAAATTACCGCTACCTTACCGTTTGATAATTTTAATGTATGACTATGTAAATCCCTAAAGTGTATATCTACATTATTGTATGTCTTTCTCTCTTTGAGAAAAAAAGTACAATGAGAGTTTAGCACTTTTAGAGTCCCTATCATTAGTGTTTGTTAATAATAGATCGGAACTCTGATTTCTCTGTTTAGCTTGTCGGCATTTATCCTCATGTCTTTCTTAAAGCTATTGGGGTAATAGATTGTTGTCGTTACTCCATTCGTATCTGCAAAGTAAACTTTTTTATAGACCACTTCTTTTTCGGTCACGCATCCTGCCAGCATTAACAGCAATATAAGAAATAGCATTGCCGTAAAAGTGGTTAATACAAGGTTGTTCGCTTTTTTGAACTGCCTGTTTGTCATGCTTGGTTTACCTTCGCATCCCTAATTTTTTCAAGGATTGTTGAGATTGGATCGGCTACTAGAACCACTTGTGCAGAACGAGAGTGATTCATAAGAACCTCTGTATATGTTCCCACATACCCCGCTTTGTCTTTTTGAGAGTTGCCTCCAATGTCCTTGAAGGAAACTTCCCTAAAGCCGTTGATTTGATTCATATTCAAGGCAACTTGACCTTGAAAACCATCTCTATCTGCTGTTTGTGATAATGTAATATACATAATAATGCTTTTTAATACTTTCGTTATTGTCTAGTTTAGTGAGTGTAGAAAAATTGGCGTAAAGTCTCCCATGTAAGCTCCAACCACATTAAATTCCATATACTCATGCGCCTCTGGATAGCTCATGTCATCCCTTTTCACCATAACATCCAAGCACTTATTGTAATCGTAGATAACGCGAAACCCAACCGCATCGTACCCTATTATAGCGTCATCGAAACCATCTGCAAATAAAGCCTGTTTGTTTATATCGCCAATGAAACTCCGCTTGCTTGTGCAATCGACATAATTGTATTCAGTCGTTGTCATAGTAAATCTCTTTTAATATCACCTAGCGTATTGCTAATTTGGCGAAATATATGCTGTTCTTTATGGTCTATCTTGTCTCTCATCACTAAAACATTCTGCCCTCTTTGTCTGCTTTTTTTAATCATCTCTCGCAAAACACTTTTAGCGTGATGCTCGTTCATGTCTCCGACTGCAATTACTTCTCCATCATCTTGCTTCCAGTATTGTTCTTCTGAATAGTTCATCGTGCTAATAATATAATTTCATTCAAAGTTGTTAAAGCCACATACCACAAGGCTACAAGAATCGACACACATAAGCAAGCAGTAATTCCTTTCCATCTTTTTTTCATCCCCCCATTGGTTTGGTTGCTGGCGGTTCCTTCAAATTCTCTATATAGTCAATGTGGTATTGTCCAGCGGTGATATATTCTTTAGGTACGTCTTTCTCTAATTTCTTCAATGCTTCTGTTTCTGCTTTCAAAACATTTTCTGCTTTTACAACGTAAGTAACATTCTTGTAAGTTGTTGTGATTTTTACTTCGTATAGCATATAATTTTTATGCCGCTTGCTTTTTTCCCGATAATTTAATCCTTAATTCTTCGTATTTATGTTCGCGGGTTTCAATCAGACTCTTTGCTTTCATCTTTCTCACAATAATTCTGGCCTCCTTTAAGTGCTGTTCCCTTGTCCAAGATACTTTTCTTTTCTTTGAATTCTCTAGTGCTTTAGTCAGCATCTCTTTCATTCCTCCTTTTGTGGGTTCGGTATAGGTCGAAAAGCCAACCTTAATAGGAGACGAGTTTATCTTTTTGTCAGTCGCCCATTCTAGTGATGGATAGCCCTGCCCTTTGATGAGAGGACTGTCAGCGATTTTTAAGTTTCCTTTGGACTCTTCAATGACTCTTTCTATAGTTTGCTTATCTAGTAAACGGTTGCAACTATTCTTTGGGTTAAAATTAGAACCATACAAACATTCATTCCAATTGTCATCGACGGTTACGCATTCGTGAGTTTCTTTTCCCGCTAGGACTTTCCCAACTCCCCCCTTTCTTACACCATCGCTTCGCAAACCTTGAAACCAATTTCCCGCTAGAGCAACTGCTTCTGATCGTCCCTTGCAAGTGACCAATCTTTCCCATACAAACTCTCCATCTATATTTCTGGTTGTTGCGGTTTTGGGAGAAGGATGAGGTGCATCCAATTTAATTCTAATAGAGTAAGTCCTGACTTTGTTTGTGCTTGCCGCTTCCCCCTCTGAAATAGGTTGGCTAGGTAACGGAATCCATTTTGCTGTATGTTTCATAATTTTGTTTAATCGTTTTCGTTTAATGCTTTGACAATTATCGCGGCAAGGTAATGAGTTCTTTTTCTTTCTCTCTCATGGTAACATTCACCAATGAGAATAGCTTCTGGTTCAACATTTGAAGTTACCCAAATCTCATTGCCTTGTTTTCTTTTTTCGATTGTCCAAGTCATTTTTTGTTATAGCATTTTTTGCAGAGAATTTCTTTAGTTTCTTTTATCTTGTGCCAGTAACCTTGTAGTTCTTTTACATCTTCTCTCATCCAAAACTCGTTACATTCATCACCGTCACAATAAACCATCCAATATCGGTTAGTTTCTTCTCGGTAGATCATTCTTTAATAATTTCAACATTATCAGTCTCACCGTAAATGTTTTGATACATTTCAACCACTTCTTCGTCAGGTATGTTTTTCCAGCCAACGCAACCATCCCAAAGCAACATACGCAAATCTCTGTCTCTGAATCCTTCCCATTCAGATTCCGCGAGAGTATCGCGCATACCTTCAATATCTTCTTTCGAGAATTTGTCAGACTCAAGGATTTTCATGCTTCTAATACTTTGCTCCAATAGCGTGAGTTCTTACGGTTCTGGTTCTTGTCCCAATAAAGGCATCGTGCCATGTATGGTGCTAATCCTCTTGCGTCACTTCGCGCAATCCAATCCGCTTCAAGAGTCTCGTACTTTTTAGCGTCCTTGGTTTGGTCACAACCATAAACTTGAAACAAATGAGTATCCATACAAACAACTTTTGCTTCTGTCGGATAAAGCATCTCAATAGCAAACGAAGTTTTCGCCTTCCCTAGTCCAAGAATTTTTTTGGAAAGTCTGTCCCTCCATTCTGTCCATCCTTCGTTATCGCTACGATGCAGATAATCGTCAGTATCATGCCAAAAATTATCGTTAAAAGTACCGATATAATTAGTACGGTTGTTTTGCATTCCTACTCTTGTAGCTTCGATAGCATTAAATAGCTTATCAGCATCATAATTCCAAAGCTGGAGTTGCTCTCCCCTTTCAAGCGTCCATCTGTTAAATCGTTTGATAGCGTTATACCCTTTGCAATTATTCTTCCAAGTTGTATGGACTGACATAAAGGCAAACAAGTATCGCTTAAAAGCGGCATTTGACGATTGAGGCTTTAACTCTCCCCAATACTCATTGTAGGATTCAATGTCCTTATCCTTAATGGAGTCGAAAAAGTCCTCTACTATACCTGTATTGATTTGGCTTGCTTGTCGCATAATAATTCTTTTTAATTCTTTTGAGATTTAATGTTTATCAAAAAAGGCACTACCCAAGACTTACAATAAGAAACTACTACGAAAACTTATATGCTTGGATAATGCCATGTTATGACTACAAACAGAAAGGAACCGACAGTCGAAACTGTCAGCTACCCAACATTGGTAGCGGAACCACCGTTACCAAATTCTTTTGACAACTTTTTCAAGGCCGCTTTATAGCCTTCGTTGTATGCAATATCTAAATCCGAATCCTCATCAGAGTAATCATCCTCGTCATCTTCGTAGTGTATCGTGCCGTCATCGTTTGGATAGACAATTGATTCTTCTAGCTTCTTTTCAAAAAGCGCAACAACCTTATACTTGCAAGTACGAAGTTTTTGTTGGTCGCAATCGTGTGGAACGCTAACAACATCGGAAGGATCAATCTCGACAACCATTAAGTTGCCGCCATTGCCGTATCCTTTAGCGTATTCCAAGCTGCCAGCATGAAACCCTGACGAACAACCTATGTTATAGTCATCGCAAACTCCCCTGCGAGGCATCTCGTTTACATCACCAACCTTATTGGTAAATTTGCCAGAATACCAATCGGTAAAATCTTCACGCACTCCCTTGTATGCAAGGAAATTGCCCTCTGGTGTTAGTGGCATACTCTTATGCTCTAAAAAGGCATACAACTCGTTTACTGCCCTACGAGAAGGGTTATTCATCAGCTTGTCGAGAAAGCGGATAACTGACTTGTAGGGCTTGTCGCCGCTCATTAAATCTAGGATTCTGCCAACTACATGACCGTGAACAATCTCGTCCTTGTAGTAAACTTCACCATCTTCAACTTTAACATTTCCCTCTGCAAAGTTTTCTACTGCTTTAGAAGTATCAAACAAGTCTGCGAGGTTGTCCCATTCTTCTTGCAAGATAGTCTTTACTGCTACCTTAAAAGAAGGGTTGTCTTGCTCCATCGTGAGTGACTTACCATTGATTACGCAAGTCAGGCTTTTGTCTGTTAGTATGTACGGTATCATAATCTCTTTTTATTCTAGTTTATCGGGCTAATTTGTCAAGCTACTATTACTTCTTTTGAAACTATATTGGGGTCAAATATGTTTGTAATTTTTTTTACTCTGTTTTTTCTTCTTGCGGTTTGCCATGTTACATCTATTAGATTGATATAATTAACCCATTCTTTTGCTATATGCTCTTTCCATTGCCAATCTGTATGCTGGATACCATAATGTAACATGGGATATTTTTCCAATACATTGTTTACCATATTGTCAAGGTCATGGGTAGGTTTTATCTCGTCTAACCTGCTTCCAAAACCAAACACTCTAGTAGCGGCGATAGCTTTGTCAAGTCTCTTATGACTTCTGCTCTTAACCATTGACTTATACTTGTTATAGTAATCAAGATAAGAAGATTCTTCATCGACAATTAACTTTTTTAAGTCTAACTCTGGCTTATCATCTGCTCCTCCATGTCTGCATCCATCAATCTTTAGAGGTTCTGAATCGTATTGTCTCTCTTGACTCTCAAAATGTTTCAAGGCATATTCCCTGTCTCTCATCTCTTGCAACTGTTCTTTTGATAGACTGCCTGTTATTTTTTCTTCTGCCCAATCTGCAAACAAAGTCCAGTTGTCATTATCTTTAATCTTCTCTGCTTTCGGAGGTTTGAAGGCAAAGATTTCGGGAACATCCAACCCTAAAGATTCAAGACCTTTCAACTTCTTCCTAAACGCATGAGGATGGATTTCTGTAGGAGCATGGATAAAAAAACCATCAATTTCAACATAAACGCCGCTATCATTTTGTAAGTCTACTGCTACGCTATCGAAGTAGTCGCTACGGCAAGTGTGGTAATTACCATAGTCTGCATCTCTGTTAAATGTAAACTCTTTTGTTTGATGTTTTGCTGGCTTAACTTTGCTGGAGTTTGCCGTTGTTGAATTGCTTGGGTAAATCTCCCTTAATTTTACTGGAGTGTACTCCGAAAGTTTTTTACATTCCAAGTCGAAGTTTGTTTTCTTTAGCCATTCTTTGTGGAAAGACTCATCTCTAAATGTGATAAGGTAAACATTCTCATACTTTTTATGGTTGTCTGGTTGAGTGTCATACTCCTCTATCAAAGGTGTTATACGATTCAACCTACCATTTGGGCTAGTCCTGTCATCAAATATAACAAGGCATTCAGAATCAACTGATAGATTAGCTTCCTCCATGCCTCTAACTTTGGCATAACTTTTATACCCATGCTTTTTGGCGAATCTTATGACTTTAGCATCTTCGCTTTGGAAGTGAGTGAAAGTGAAGTGACTGTCTGTAACAGCAATACCATTCCAAAACACTCCCTTACGCTTTTCAACAATGTTTTTAACATGGCTACCAAAACCTCCATGACTGAAAAAGTCTTTGTATAGCAACTTTGCTTCCCATAGAGTTTTGCAGACTTTGAACCTTTCTGTAAACAAATCTGGTAATTCCTTTATGCAGTCTTTAAGTCTGTTAATTAAAACTCCCTTGGTTTGGTCGGTGTACTGTAATGCTTCGCGGCTTGCCGCAATGTCCAACTCACCAATTTTGCAATGCAACCTTATTCCTGCATTAAGTAATTCGTAGAGTAGCCTGTCAGTAGCATCTGATGACCAAGACAAGTTTAGTGCGTAGTTGTCGATTTCGTATGCTATGTTACCCATGATAGCAACCGCATCACCATCTGTTAGTTGCCAACTTTTGTCGTCGGATTCTATGACAATCTTTTCAGATAAGTCATCTTCTAGGTTTCTTCCTGACGCGCCTTTTATGGTTGGGCAAGTTTTGAAATACTTAAACAAGTTTACTGCTTTCGTATAGAACTCGTCTACATCATCCATCTTGACAGGAATGACAATCTCAATGCCGCATGATTCTTTACTCTTTTCTTCTGAAAGTTTCGAGATTCTGCCAACTTGCGAAGGGTCTATGAAGGCGTTGTAGGAAGTCTTTGTTCCTTTAACATACGAGTTGATTATGAAATTATCACCGTAAGCAAATGCCGATTTACAACCTAAACCTAATTGGCCAATTTGCTCATTTGTGCCGCGCTTGGTTGATTCACCATACATTGCGTAGACTTGGGAAATCTGTTCGTCGGTTAAGCCTCTACCGTAATCTCTTACCTTGAACTCTAATTTAAGTTTGGTAGGGAGGGAAACTTCGATTGGAAGGGTTGCTTTACCTACCTCTACATGAGCATCAATCGCATTCGTAGAGTATTCGCGGATAACTGCAAGTATCTTATCAGAGTAGAGTTGGTTTCGTAAGACATTGAAGATGTGGGAGATTCCCTCTTGTTTGATTCCGAATGAATGGGAGACAAACTCTTGGGATTGTTGTAGTTTTGTTTGGTTCTGTCGAGTAATCATACCATCATTACTCTAACCTACGGGGGATACCCTGTCAACCCCTAATTTTTAATCTTTTTGAAATGATTTTTGGCAATACTTACAATCTTCTTGTTATCGGCGTTTTCCTCAAGGAAGGCGATGATTTTGAAATACAAGTCATCACTCTCTCGTTCTAGTTTGTTGATTGTGTCATTCTCGATTTTCCCTCTACCTACGAGTCTGTCTATATCCTTTAGGTAGCTTTCCGCTTTAGCTTCGTAATCTGGACTCCATGACTGTTCATCGTTCTCATCTATCTTAACGAACAACGCCTCCATCTGGCTTTCCCAAAAACCGATTGCCTTGTCGCATAGAGATACTTGGTCTGCGAGTCTGTCCCTATCTTCTAATAGCTTTAGAAGATTTTTCTCCTTGATAGATAATTTAACTTCGGCCATGAATAAAAAAGGATTTTAATTCAGGGTCGCTACTCTCTTTTTTAGACTCTTTGGCTCGCCTCTGGTTGACCGTATGAACCATCGCCAGAAGTGCCAGAGGTTCCCTCACCAGAAGTTCCCTCATCGGGAGTCGGTGCTGGTGCTGGTGCTGGAGGCTCGCCAGAAGTACCAGAAGTGCCATCGCCAGAAGTACCAGAGGTTGATTCTTCGCCAGTTGTATGTTGAATATAATGGGGGTCTACTTTATCACTCATAATCTTATTTTATTAAATTACACCAGAACTGCCAGAGGTAGAATCGCCATCTCCGCTGGTTCCAGAGGTAGTTCCTTCGCCAGATGAGCTACTATTCTTATTTGGCGTTTTTGTATTCTTATTTGGCGTTTTTGCTTTCGCCTTCGGGGTGCTAGGGCTTCCGCTTGTTCCGCTTGTTCCGCTTGTTCCGCTTGTAGAAGCTCTTCTATTTTTCCGTTTTGCCCTTGTTTGCGTAGGGGCTTCACCGGAGGTTCCAGAGGTTCCAGAGGTTCCAGAAGTTCCGGAACATGATGCTTTATTTGGCCTTTTTGTGTTCGTATTTGAAACGGTTACTCTCTTAAAGTCCCTAGATGAGCCTTGATAACCACATTCGGGACACTCTCTTTTTCTGCTGAACAATCTTCTAAACATTTTTAACATCTTTCTTCTGATATAACTTTATTTGGCTTCTTTATATTCATATTTGAATTATCTAATTTCATCAACATCCTCCCCATGAATATCAAATCTCATCCTGTTAATAGAATCTTGCATTTTCTCTGCGACCACCTCCATGTTAGAAAGGCCGTTTTGAAGCTCCCTCAAACAGGTGAGAGTCCTCTCTTGAAAGAGGAGTGTGGGGTCTGTTGGCTCCTCCTCTGGGGCGTCTTTTATTTGAGAAACTCCACCCATTTGATAGATTAAACTCTCTGGGAGCTTTCTTCTGTATCTCTAGATCCAATATCCTTAACCGCTTCAGCCGCTTCTTTTATTTCGGTTGCTGCGTTTGCAAATGCGGCCTTTTTAAGGGTGTAAATCCAGTACCCCAAAGCGCCATTAAGCGCTAACGATAGTATTAATATAATCCAATATGTCATTTTATTTACCTTACTATGTTATATTACACTAGTATCTATACCAATTAGTCTTTTAACGACCAGTTTTCCCAAATAAAGGTATAACACCAATCTAAATTGTGAGTCTCAGAAAGTGCGTGCTGAATATCTTCTCTCATACTAGACACATTAGGAATGAAATCCTTTATGTGAAACTGAACCTGAAAATTCTTAATGCGAGGAGCTAATCCTTCCTTAATTATGTGACGCATAAGGGGGTATTCTCCACCTTCTATATTTATTTTAATAAGATCAATATCTTCTATACCTTCACGATCAAAGACATCTTTAAAGTTTTGTATATCAACTTGGGAACCTGTTTGATGCGACTTTACATCCATTACAGATGATTTGTTACCCTCATTCGACAACATCATCTTACAATTTGAATCAGACAAACCATAGTTAAAGCACTTTACTTTTTTATTTGCAGAAAACCGGGCTTGAGCGATCCTGAAAAACTCTACAGATGGCTCGAATAAATATACATGGCAATCATATAGTCTTACCATTTCTTCAGCGAAGTCTCCTTTATAACCCCCTATGTCAAATACAATAGAGTCACAATTTAAATCATAATTTAGACGTAAGGTATTGTTGCCGTCGTCGCGAAACCATCGATTACCCGCAAGCATGAACTCGCTTTCTAGCTTAGTGATCATCTACTATGGTTTATTTGGCATTTTTGTATTCACATTTCCTCGAACATCTGAATGGACATTCTTTCTTTTTTGCTGGTTACAGGGGTTACCATGTGCAAAGTTCCTTCAGGATGGTTAGTTTGGTCGAAATAGACAGACTTATTGAAACTAGGCTCTATACCTATCCATTCGTTTCTCTCGTCGTCCTTGTATAGGTACATCCCACCGTCACATGTGCGATAATCTTCATTTAAATAAATAGAAGCAAGTCGGGCCATCCCCATATCCGCATGAGTAGGGTAATATGAAAAAGTTGACCATCTATAAAACATACAGGAAGATTTCGAAGAAAATGGCATATTGTTCTCTCGCATAACTTTAAACAACTTTTCTTTAGTTTGGCCAGTAATATCGTTTACAAGCACGTAAGAGCTAGACTTAAAATCTTCGCGGTGTGTGTCGCCTCTCAGATTGCCTACTCCCGGAGCGTATGAGGGAATGCCGCCTCTAATTGACCCTCTGTGATGGTTGGTATAGTCTACTTCGGATTTATGTTGGAATTCTTCGATTAATGAACGACACAGGTCATCTGGCAATAAATTCTCTGTAATTACTGGTTTATTTGGTAATTTTTCGTTCAATTATTGAGTTAGAAGTTCTTTTAGTTTTTTTAGGTGAAAGGGCATCCATCCTTCACCAAAAGACTGTTCCCAATCTTTAACGTAGGGAGATTCGTTCATTTTCTTTTTGTACTCAGCGTCTTGCTCGTCTGCCATTTCTATTATTTGGTCTAATAGTTTTAATGCTTGATTATTTTCTGTTGGCATTACGGGCTCTTGGAAATTAGATAATGAATCAAAGTTAACTTCGTGATACTCGGTAACAGTGTTATCAAATGTAACGGAATGTACTTTATTTACTTCCGTGTTTGTCACTTTTATTCCTCGGTCATATCGCAATTGGAATCTGCATTGCCGTGGCCAGTGGCTGCTTGCTTAGCCTTCTCGGCCTCTAATTTAGCTTTAGCCTCGGCATACTTCCCTTGCATATCAGTTAGGGCCTCATCTGTGCTCTCCTCCATTATCTGATGGGCTCTTTTTTTCGCGGCGTCTGTTGCCAGCACTACTAAGCCTGATAGTGGAAAGTTATTCAGAACATCGTTTGCGATATCGCCCTCTAGGGCATTTGCTTCTTCTCTGGTCATGTAAACCTCTATGTGTAAACGTTTTACTTCTTATTGAAATTCATGGATTTTATTTCTTTCTCTATTCCCATACCTCTGACTGATTCATTAGGATATGTGGCTTTTGTACAACTGTCCTCGTAGTATACCACCATTTCTCTCATTCCGATCCTGACTATTCTGGCTCTTCTGCCTCCAATGACTACAATATCATCTGCTTGATACTGCTTACTCCACCAAAGTAAAAACCCCTGAGCGCTGCTGCTAATCAAGCTGTTAAACATAATCGCTACTACTCCGGCCATAAAAACCCAGCCGTGTTGACCTATAAATCCTTTTGCTGCTTCTTCCATGATTATAATTACACTTTTATTTGAATGGTTGGGGCTGTTGTCTGGTCTTATATTTGTCATGATTAGACCTAAGACGTATCGGCTAGTCGTCTCTGAGACGACAGATAACAAGCTCAAGGTTAACCGCGTTGAGTACCTGAAGAAGACAAATCAGCACAAGTCTGAATGGAAGGCGGCGAGAAACATCGGTGTCAGCTTTATTAACTCTACTGATGGTAGAGTGCTGGTCAAAAAGATGTCTGGTACTAAGCAAAGAGCTTAGGGGCATCTCTTCATAACTAAACCCTCGGCGCTTTTACCTGTTTCCTGCGCCGGGGGTTTTTTATTACACATGAACTATTTGATCAATTACGCAGATCTTGCTTTTTATGAATCTAGAAAACAGAACTCCCTTTCGGGGATTGAGATGGGCTTTGATGCTGTCATTCAGTATAAGAAAGAGCACATAGACGAAGAATTTCTTACAAAGAATGAGCTTATTTTATCTCGGCAAAGAGGAGCTGGATACTGGCTATGGAAACCTTATTTTATAGCGAAAACTTTGCGCGAAGCCCAAGAAGGGGATATAGTTTTTTATTCGGATGCGGGTTCTCGATTTATCAACCCCAAACCCCTAGACTTAATTATCAAAAAATTAAAACAGGAAGAGTTTAATCTGTTTGCTTTTGAGATGGCGGGGTATCATAAAGAACATCAGTATTGCCGCAAAAATGCCGCGCATAAAATATTAGGGGCCGCAGCGGAATCCGAATTTGCTCGGGGAATCTACAACTCCGATCAAAGAATGGCCAGCTTTGCCGTCGTCAAGAGAACTGACTATTCCCTTGAAGTTGTAAACAAATGGCTAGAGCTTGGGAGCGACCCTGAAATTATAATGGATACGGAGCCACAAGAGGACGAATTCCAAGGTTTTATAGAGCATCGTCACGACCAAGCTATCTGGAGCATATTAACTAAGTCGCTCCGAATTCCAGCTCTTCCCGACCCCACTCAATGGGGCTTACGGCACAAACAAACTCAAGAAAAAGATTTCTTTATAAAACACCGTAGGAGATAGCTACGGAGTAGAATTATTGGCGGAAAGGGCTAAGTCGAAAGTCTTATCCGGCCAATTTTCGGTAAATTCATATCCTATTGACCGAAGCTCTCCCAAGAAAGACTTTAGCTCATCTATTTTTAAGTGGTTACTGCCTTCCGCTATTTCCACAAGGAGAACAGGTTTAAATTTCTTTATGCTCTCAAGCATACCCTTCATAACATTAAGCTCCCACCCTTCTGTATCTATTTTAACTAAATCAATACCATCCAACTCAAAAGTATCAACAATATCATCAAATTTAAAAACACGAGTTCTTATGATATTGTCAGAACAGAAGTAATTCTCCTTCCATTCCGGAACCATCGTGTTCCAACCTAGATTGCCATCTTTGTTTACAGCTATCTCGCAGTCCCCTGTTTCGTCTGACAATCCAGCCTCTACAGTCTGGACGAAGGGTTTTGACAATAATTTGGAGTATTTAAAACTAGCCCATCTTGCATACAGAGGTACTGGCTCGAACATCACCACACGGTCTAGCGAATATTCAGTATGATTAAGTAAATATTCAACAAACATGCCCGTATTACCACCTACATCAATAACATTAAGAGGTTTGCTCTTGTCTAACTGTGGAATATTGATGCCTTTATGCAGGATCCCCAAGCAATCCTCGTCCCAAGAAGACAATTTTTGGGCAACTTCTATATGAGCAATGTGCCACCTATAATTCTTGCTTTTCATTCATTAGTACGCTTTCCTAATTCTAAGATTTGGGCTTGTTGTTTATCAAGCAGTTTATGCCCCTTTTTAATAAAAGCTATATCCGTGTGGATAGAGAAATCGGCACCATCTGTCATACACTTAGTCACCTCTCTGTAGCAGAAGGCCCCGGGTTTGAGTAGTTCTAGCGGAGTGTACCCTGCGTCATCTAAGTAACTAATATACTCGGAAAAATTAGGAGCATTTTCATTGTATGATCCTACAAGAGGTACCTCCATTATAATTATTTCATTATTTCTAATAGTTTCTTTCCCTCCTTTTAGTATCGGTATTTCTGCACCCTGTGTATCTATTTTAATTAATTCTGGCCCTGAAGAAAAATACCCACGAAACTCAACATCTAAGGTCGTCGTTTTCCGTTTGTAGATAGCGCAATTCTCATAATACCTCGTCTTTTCTTTGTACATGGAATCTCCTGTGTCTCTCATTTCATGCCAGTCACGCATTTGCTCGCACTCGTCCAATAAGACGTTTCTGCACGAGAACTGGTTTGATTGGCAAGATTTTTTTAATTCTTTATATTTAATTGGTTCGACCATCATGATGTTGGCCTTTTTAAATACAGAAATACAGTGTTCGCCGAAGCGGCCCCAATGTGCTCCTATATCTAAAATGTTTGCAGGATTGAAGCCTAGGGCTTTTAGCTTCTTTAGGAATTTAATCGTTGTCACGGCATCACCAAACCCACACAAAGTATTCTTCTTCGGTTTCTTCTGGGAGTATATCGTAGTTATACATGACTAGCTCTCTAGTAGTGCACTAGGTCTGAAAGTAAATATTACACAAGTATAATACTCTATGAAGTGTTCATTATATAAATCCCATTTGATATCTGTCATATCTGTAGAGTTAACTGTTATTTGTTTGTTTATTTTGGGCAGGATGTTATCCCTGAAGTTTCGGAACCTTTCTTTGTCGTTGGTATAATTAAGCCCTACTTTACTCATATGGAATTCCACAACTATAATCCCTGTGTGGTTATTTATATAATCTAAGTTCTCTTCTGTGAAGACATGGTATTCGTCGCCTTCTATGTCGATCTTTAGGAAATCTATCCTATCGTGCTGTTTTGCAATCTCGGCGAAGGTGGTAGATTCAACAATGGGGTTTCCCTCCCAGCTTATTTGATGCTGGCCGCTAACATTAGAAACCGCTTTCTCGATAAGAGTCCAATTATCTTGGCCGCTGAAGTTTTCTTTAATTATTTGTATGTGGCTCGGAAACGGCTCGTACATGTAAATATGCTTGGGCTTCATATCCTTGGCGAGCCAAGATACAATCCCTGTGCTGGCCCCCATATCTACTACTATATCATTTTCTTTTATTTCCTTGACGGGGTCGTACACCCCGCTCTCTATCTCGCTCTCAAGATACGACCCCTTAAAACTCCCAAGATCAAAGTCTTTTAATTGTTTTATTTCCATTCTAATGCAACGCTTATATTTGGGAATTCTTCAATAAATATTTGCCTACAAGCTTCGGCGATATCTCTGTGCTCTTTTTGTGTGTTTTCTTGAGCTCTTAAATTTATATAATGTATCCAACTTCTTACTGAGCCCTGCATGTACATTGTTGTTTCTGTTGTTAGCGGCAGGATGAACCTTGCGCTTTCCTTCGCTGCTCCGGCTGAAATTAAACTATTATATAAAGATATGCTTTTAGCTGTATGTTCTCTAACTTTTGTATTTAATAAGCCATTTGTAAAAGCATCTGAACTTGATTGTCTATTTTTATCGGCCTGTTTTCTAAGCTCTAAAGGCTCCAACCCTTGGACTTCAGAATATCTTTGGCTAAACTCTTGGAAGCTAAAACTTCTATGGCGCAGTATTTGGGCCGCTATACCTCTACTAGTCTTTATTTCTAAACACATCGACGCTAACTCAAAAGGAGACCAATGCGCGTGTTTGATTAAAAAGCTTAATAATTTAGAAGAAGACTCTTTATTTAACTGGTTTTTAGGACTACTAACTCTAGCGCAGTAGACAATAATCTCCTCTGCGTTATTCATGCCCTCTATTTTAGAGGAGGTAACGGATACTAGCTTTACTTTCATTAAGTCCCTGTATGGAATATCGCCTTAAACTTAACTAAATCATCTTTTACTTCTTCAGAGAAACGTGAGGTAACGAGATGGACGCTTGAACTAACGTCTTCCTCCGCTGATTCATCTTTAGATATGATTGTGTATTTGTTTATTAGGCGGTTTAATTCCCGCATCGTCTCAACCGGCTTTGTCCTTTCGAACTCTGAGATATTCATGTCCTTACTTATATATTACATCAAAAGTCGTCCTCAAGGGAACCCGCTTGTTGATATTCCCTAACTTAAGATCCAGAGAATCACAAACGTAAACAATAGTAAGATTATGAAGGCTCTCCTCATACGCTTGTCTGAGAATACCAATACAATCAGTGATATGCCTAAAACCAGTAAGTAGTAAATTATTACCGACAAGAGACTCACTACCGGCAAAAAAACCGAATGAACGTTTGACCAAATCTTTACCGAGGATTTGGCCGCTTTTTGTTTCATTATTTGGCATCGTTTGTTTTATTAGTGTTGTATATCCATTTATACTCCGGCTTTATAAAGATCTCTTTCTTTATCTCGGATTCGACTTTACCCTTTAGGCCGAACATTTTAATTAAAAGTTTATGTAACATATTGAATCTTTCTCTTCTTTTGATAGTTTGACTTCTACTCCTCCGTCTGGCTCAAAAAAAGATGGGCCGTACTGATGGGGACAACCTTCCGTTAAGAACCCTTGGGAATTGGTAGCTATGAGCATATTTATAGCATGCATTGAGCTACTGCCTTTTCTTTTTATAGTGTAATATATCACGCTCACAGCAACGGACTCTGCATCTGTCGTGTTTTCGACATTCTTTTTACGCTTTTCTGTGAAAGTGTATGGGTTGTGCTGGGCGTGAAGCACTTGCAAGAACGACTTAAAGGAATAGGCGAAATTATCACAATCCCAATTGTTCCTCCATTTATCTATATTTTGGAAATTCAGCCACTTCTTGTAAGCTGGGTAGGCTTTTTTTATAACCCAGCTTTTGTCTAAAACCGCAAAAGACCTATCCCCCACATAGAGCGCTTCTAGTGGAGAATCTTCCCAATCGCTATTTAATGATAAGGCTGATGCCATTACCTCCTTCCTGCTTAATTGAAATACTTCTTTCATTTGTCTGCTTCGTCCATTTCTATAAAATACAATAGTCTTAAGACTCTTTCTATCTCGTTCTCTTTAAAAAGGTTAAAGGGCGACTCCATATTTAAATCTGGGTGCGGCTTATGTATCCAATCAGCAACCTCTTCGTCTGGTATGACCTCACAACATTCGTTTATAAAGTTAACAAACTGGATTAATTCATTACTCTTTACTTCCATGTCATGTCGTCGTTTATGTTATTACTCTTATTTGAGATGAGTTAGTTGGGTGGCTTTGAGTTGCGTAGCCCGTTAGGCACTCGTAAGCTCTACTTACCTTGACTTTATCGGTGGTGTTTTGGATCATGGAGATAATCTCCTGCTTCATAGCCTCAAGCTCAACATCAACTTTCTTGCCTTTTGTCGACTTCTTCATTATTTTCTCCTTCTTTCTTAATTACACTAACACCTTTCTTTCGAACAGCGTCGTTGGCTGTTATGTTAGCGAAATTTAACGCCTGATCAATGTCTTCCGTTTCTAGGTATTTAAATACCAAACCAGCCTGAAAAGAATCCCCAGCTCCAGATAAGTCTATTATGTCCGATGGGTCTTCAATTGGGTGAGATTTAAAATAATATTTAGATTTTGAGTCTACCTTTAAGTGGGTGCATCCAAAGTCTCCAAGCGTTACTATTAACTTCTCTACCCAGTCTTCTAGGTTGATTTTATCTTTAATTGCGTCATACTCTGGTTTGTTTATTTTAATAAATTTAACATTGGCGCAATAATCTCCCAAGACCTTCTTGGTGTCTAAAAAGACTTTGTCATGATTATCGCATAAATATTTTATATCCTCTTCCTCTAAGAACCCTTTGCCGTAGTCAGCTACGACTATAGCTTTGTATTTGGAGAGGTCGTAGCCTTTTAGCCAGCGGTCAGGTACTCTTGGTATATCATCGTTGGTGTCTACCCTAAGTAATGTGTGGTTTGTTTTCATGTCTACATACCTATGTTTCTGGCAGTCTCTCCTGTTGGTTAGGATGTCGCACTCTATCCCCAACCCTTCTAGGTTTAGAAAAACGTTACCAGCCATGCCCATCCCTTCCGTGTCGCTCACGGGTTTGAAAACCGGCGCTGGAACGTCTGGGCAGAGCCTCGTTGCGTAGCCGTAGGTGAAAACGTCCTTACAGCTTTCGCCGACGACTAATACTTCTGAATTTTCAGAATTGTGAACTTTGTTATCTTCTGGCGTTTGGTCCATAATCATTTATATACATGGTACCCCGATCTGGACTCGAACCAGAAACCCTCTGCTTAGAAGGCAGATGCTCTGTCCAATTGAGCTATCGGGGCAGAGCACTTTACTTGTCGTTCAGTTTTTTAAGCTCATTGTGTATCTCGAACATAACCAGCATCAACTCGGTATATATACGCGCCAATATTGGCCCAAGAACAATCATACCGATGCCGCTAACTGGCTCGACGAATGCCGTAAATATGCCAGCGATAACACAACCGACCATAGCGATATAACTCAGAATCTTTAAGATTCCCGGAGTTATCATATATTTATAACTTAAGAAGTCACTCATAATGTTTATTTTGTTTTACTAATTATAGAATACGATCCTATAAAATTTGTTTTAAAAGAATAGGCTCCCCGCATTAGACTGGCGTTCTTGGGCTGGAGCTTGTTCGCTCCCCGAGGTTAACCAACTGCTGCTTTGTATTTTATCTCCTAAGCCGTAGATAGGCTTAATCCCTAAATCTAGACAGAGTTTATGCTCTGGCTTTTCGGCGTCGATAGTTCTATCCCCTCCGTTGCAGAACGCTATCTTGTCGTATCTATCTTTGAAAACGCTGTTGATCCACTCCAAGGTCTTACAAACGGTATCGTCATCGTCGATAGATAGAAGAGCCATTGTAACCGGCTTAAAAGCTTGTGTTATTGTTAATCTCTCCCGCCAATTCATGAACGCCTTACCTTTTTTACGTTCTAGGAACTTATCATCATTGACTATCACAAACAAATGATCGGCCATGCTTTTAGCCTTTTCGAAACATTCTAAATGCCCGACATGGACGGGATCAAATCCACCACTAACTATTGCTAATTTCATCACTTAAAATACCAATGTTCTTCTATTGGGGAAACCGGGTCAAGGCGACTCGCTCCAACTACGTAATTGACGGGGCCACCTCCTATGTATTGCTTCACCTCTTTAATAGACTCAAATTTGCCACTTGATATTTGACCTAATATTTCCACCATTAAGAAAGGGGGAGACTTTACTAAAATCTCCGAGCTTAGTCTCGCTAAAATGTATAATTTTGGGCTCCTTTCTAGATACTCCCTTTTGGGTATTTTAAGCTCTGTCTCTCCCCATGAGCCGCCGTAAAATGTTGAAGTCTTAACTTCTGCTCCGTTCTTGAAATCTACGCCATCATCTCTTACGGAGTATATCTTCCTATCTATATCTTCGCCTATAAACTTTCCGTAAGCATACTCTCCAATAACGCCAGCTATATGGGGGATGTGTCTTTCAGTTACCTCTAAGTTGTACAAGTTGACTACTTTGTTAGTCTTATATTTTTTGAAGCTTCCGTGTTTGCTTGCGTTTCTAAATGATATATCTTTAGCTTCATGCCTGCTTTTACCTACTTGGGCTAAATCTTTTAGCTGACTGTTGTTAAGCCTGATAGACTTCGTTATATTCATTTTATTAGCGGATTACTCTATAGCTATCCTCATCTTTGTGGTGGGTGCTTATCTCCACGAACTTAACAAGGTTATCTCCAGCTATCAGCTTATGGGGGATAAGCCTATTTAAGGAAAACGATTCTCCTTCTTCTATATAATTCTCAGTAACTTCGGTTGTTTGTGTGTCTACCGTATTTACTTGTAAGCGACCCTCTAAGACATAAAAAGTCTCATGCTTTAAAGAGTGAAAATGTAAGGAAGTAGAATTTCCGGGAAATATCTCTAGGATCTTTCCGCAATAGTTCTCCTTCTCATTGTTGGCCATCCATATTTCTCGTCCCCAGCTCTTTTGGACTATCTTTACGTTCTCTTTCGCGGTTATCATTGCATTCATCACATAGAAGAACCAATTTACCACGTTGGGGCACCCAAGTCAAGCTAATTTCGTCAAATGACTTTTTGCAGTCCAAGCATTCGGACACTAGTTTTCCTTCCGTTTGTCGTACTGCCTACGCATTTCATTATGGTCAATCTTCCTGTCTATGTTCTCTTGACCGTTTTGAAGTCTTTCTAGCCTTTGTAAGACATACTCTCTCTTGTCGTCATTCTCTGTTTTAGCTAAATACTCTAAGCTTTTTTCTATAACGCGAGGATCAACTACGGGCCTACGGGAAGGAACTTTAACAACGTTAGCGGAAGGAGGGGTGGGATTCTTGTTGTCTTTGTTGCTTTTGCTCTCTTCTTTTCTGTCTCGTGAATAACGACTAGAGAGGGAAGTTTTCTTAGTTGTCGGCGCTTTTGTTATAATACTTGGAAGTCTGTTGGCTTTAAAGTTTAGTAGCTGGAGGTTACCGTTGGATGAAATAAGAGCTGAATCTTTGAGTATGTTTTTAACCTCAATATTATATTGCCTTTCGTTTGCTCCAAGCGAAACAAATTTGTCCGACTGCCCAACTCCTCTAAGAACAAGATGGACCTTATTGGTTCCGTTCCACCTAGTAATACCGGTCATAAAAACACTTGGAGCTAAAATTTCACTAACTGGTGGCAAAAGTGGAGTGGGCGCTTTACTTGTTAAGTTAAAGGCATTCCTTGTCACTATGTTGTTATATGTGTTCGTCTCCCCAGCGTGAAGACTGACGGTAAAGAGTATCAATATTAACTTTTTCATACTATAACATTACACTTACTCTTTTTCTAGCGTAGCTATGTATCTATTAAGATCACAAGTCTCTTGAAGTAAGTCCATGCTTATCTCACGCCAATACTTGCCAACGTCTCTCAGGGCTTCATTTTGATCTCTTAATTCCTCTAGATACTGCTGCGCTTTGTCTATGTGAGGGCAGGTGGGACCCGGAATAGGAGGGCATTCTCGGTACAGCTCTTTATACTTTTGACTTGGGAAGCTTCTTTTTTTGGGCGGTTTTCCGAGCTTTCTCATGCTTTTTTAAGTGTCTCTTTACCGGCTCAGTTTCTTGATTTGTTGGGGTTACTGTCTGTTTCATCGCCCAAGTACCCAAATAAAAAAGAACGCCTTGCAGAAAATTAAATATTTTGTACTTTAGTGTTTTACGGAAGGCGTCTCTCGTCTTCTTTTTAGCTTTCCATTCTTTATCCGCTTCTTCTTTTTCTTCGGCAGTTCTGGAAACCTCAAACCTAACTAAAAGTTTTGTGTCTACAACCCCTTCAACAAAAGTAAAGATAAATTCAACCCAGTAAGAATCTCCTTTGTCGTTTTCGAAGTTTTCATAAAAACTAACCGCGCCAGTATGAGGGGTAAAAACCCACTTCTTTTTCCCCTCGATATGAGGAAGGTGCTTGTCGCTCTTATAAAGCTTATGTCTGTAAACTTTGTAAATGCAAAGAGAGTTCTCTAAACACTTGGTTTGGTAGTTGTCATTCTTGATTAACTTCTCCTGCTGTTTCGTTAGGATACCTCTAAGGTAGGACTTCGGTACGATTATGTCGTCAAACATTCCCATTATCAGTCTAACCTTTTAATTCTGTATCCAGATGTCTCTACGTCCACGGGGTTAAAGAAGTCTAAATCTTCCTGTGACATATATTTAGACAAAAGTTTAGTTGGGTCTTTGGGGTTTTCGCTATTCAGCTCATCTTCAATAGCTTGAATATCCACGCCTTCTTCAAGTTTAACACCCATTACCACACCGTTCTTGCTATTCCAGCTTATAATTACCTTATTCTTCATAGGTTTAATGTTTGACGAATGGACTGCTGACAAGCTTCACATATTAATACAGCTTCATACGCCAGTACTTCCAAAGCCCCCTTGTCCCCTATTGGATGCAGCCAGCTCTTCTACGTCGTTCCATTCTACCTCGTGACATTTCTCTATTATAATTTGAGCAATCCTTGTTCCTGCGGGAAGTGTGACGGATGAGTCTCCTAAATTAATCAAAACCACTCCGATTTCATTCCTGTAACCAGAATCTATTACACCTGCCAAAACGTCTATCCCTTTCTTAACGGCAAGTCCACTTCTGGGAGCAACTCTTCCGTAGAACCCTTCTGGAATCTCCATTGATATCCCAGTAGGAACAACAGTTCTTCCCATAGGTGGAATTTCCTTCTGTTCTACGCTGGTTAGATCATACCCAGCATCAAACGGCGCTCCTTGAGTTGGAAGTATTGCGTCAGGGTGAAGTTTTAGTGCGTTTATTTTCATTGCTTTTAGTCCTTTGTATTCCATTATCTTATGGGGCAAGCTCCGCCATCGCATTCTAGGCCGTCTAAAACGTGACCGTTGCCAACTTTAACAGCAGATACCTTCTTGATGCCGAGCCTAAGTGAATTGTATCGCTTTTCGTCTATTTCTTCGTAAGGAGCCTGATCAAAGCCATGCTCTTGGTGAAGTAAAAAGGAGACGCTTTTAATATTATTTTTGTAATTCTTTCTCAACCAATCTTTTATTTCTTGTAGTTCTTCTTTCTTGTAATAGACAGTGCAAGAGACAGCGTTGTCAGACCATTCTTTCTGGATTCTTTTAACTAAGTCTAATTGATCGACAGCTTTCATATCTTTTGTAAGTACAGCTTCTTTTCCGGACTCGCAGGGGAACTCGACTATCACAGTGTCTCGGTTAAGGGAGCCGTCAAAGTTTTTAACGAACTCGATATGGTACCCCATTTCCTTGCAGGTCTCGACTAAGGCATCTTGGCTAGACATCCTGACACGACGGATATAATATTGAGAATAAGATGGATGTACCCCCGGTGTTGCTCCCGCCAACAGGCTCAGTGTGCCACTAGGCTTAACTGTTGTGAGCTTTATGCTTTCCGGCCATCCTCGCTTTTTGCTCCACTCCTTGTCGTAGGCTTTCAGTGCCTCATAGCAATCCCCCAGCCACTCTAGCTTCTTATCGTGTAAGCTCTGGCAGATTCCCGTAACGCCTTGCCCTATTCTAAAATTTTTATGAACTATCTTATTTGTATCGTCATGGATAAAGGGCAAAGCGCATATGGCTTTTTGGGTTTTATAGAGAAGTTTTGAACACTCTATCAATTCCTGTTTCGATTCTATGTTATTTAAGTATAGCTCCGCAAGATTGCAACATTCCTTATCTGCTAAGGAGATTTCCCCGCAAGGGTTTGTTCCTTCACAGTTTTCTTTCGCCTTCTCTCCAGTCCTTCCAAATTTAGAACTTAAAGCGACGTTAAAAAAACCATAAGGCTCTCCATTGCCAGCGTAACCGTCCCAAACCCCTTCTGCTATATGATCGTAGCTGTCGCAATAAATGGTATTATTGCTCATAGCTCTCCAGTTTGGAATATTGCCCAAGTCCCATCTTTTAGCTTTTATATATAGATAGTCGTCTGGATCGCCTAGGGCGATTTCTGCAGATCGTCTGACGTTCCCAGCGACGACAACAGAGCCAATGATATTAGCAACATCTAAAACGTCAATGCTCCGAAGCTTTTTGCCTTCGCGTTCCTTAATGACTCCTATGATTTTCCCTATTCCGTCTACTAAGATTTCCGGCCCACTTGCTGTTCCTCCAAATCCTCCAATAGGTTTCCCTGCGCCTCTAACGAGAACGGTTGAATAGTTGAAGGATTTTCCGGTTACAAAAAGAGCGTCTAAGACCTTACTTAATAACCTAACCCATCCTTCTCTGCTGTCGGGAACTATAAAGTCTGCATCGTTTGTGTTTTTGACAGAAATTTCGACATTCCTTTTAACCCTTGGAAGTTCGTGGATATCTTCTCGCCTTATCGAATAACCAACTCCGCCGCCCAGCATTAAATTCTCAAATATAAAACAAAAGTCCTCTGGCTTTTTAATGGCCGTGAACCAACAGTTAAGAAGACTGTTACCCCCGAATCTATCAACGGTAGAAGTCCCTAACTGCCAGAGCCCACGCCCAGCAAAATTACATTTAAGATTAAAGACTAAATCAAAAAGTTTTTCAGCCTCTTTCCTTGTGTATTCTGCTCCTATTTCCTGAGCACCTTTAATACATCTAGCTACGGTTTCCGACCACTCTTCAAGGCTTCCATCTTCCTTGGGCCTAGAATATGTTCTCTTATAAACAATATAACCTAGGCCATTAAAGCCCCATTTCGGTTGTTTGTTTTTATATTTTGATAAGAAGTCGTTAGTTAGTATGGTGTCGGTGTCTTTTTTTTTCATTTGTTAAAATCCAAGTCTTAATTGGTGTTCATTGCTATATCTATTCTACAGTTAATTTAGTATTATGTACCGAAAAAAATAGCATGGAGCTTTATGACTCCATGCTAATGCGGTAATATTGTTTTAGTTTATCAATTTATTTTGACCTGCAAAGGCTTTGAATCCTCAAGCTTCTCCACCTTAACTGAAAGAAGCCCGTTTTTAAGTTCTGCAGAAATCTTAGAGGGGTCAGAATTTTCTGGCATCAAAAACCTTTCTGATACGTTCTTTTTGCTGCCTCTTACCTCCTTGAATCCTTTAATGATTAGATATTTACCAGATAGGTGCTTTGAGGGCTGCACTTCCATAGTAATATCTTTTTTATCAAAACCGGCTAACTCCAACTCTAGGCTATACTCTTCCTCGTCATCCGAGAAACAGTTTACTCTTCTTGGCTCGGTGTCGAATAAAGCTGCCCAAGATGGGAATAATCTAACCGCTTCGCTTGTGAGGTCCTGAATAGAACCATCTACTCCATAATACTCTTTTTCGTATTTTGTCATACAGGTGTTATTATAGCAAACAACGTGCCAAGTTTAATTTTCTCGTTTTTAAAGGGGTTTTTCGCATTTTTTTAAAAAGGTGTGACACTTAGTGTGACATTAATTCTCTCTTACAAAAAATACCTGTGTCAATCTGGCATCATCCTTTGTGGAGCCAAAATAACCTGTTGACTTATGTAAGTCAGTAGGTTTGTAAAATACCGCGCTGTTGTAGATATTTTCGAATTCTTGCTTTACGTCATAGCGGGAAACATCGCCTGCGACATCACCTTCGTCATCTTTCAATGATTCAATGGTTTCGCCTTCTTTGGGTTGGTAAATGGTTGTGCCGCTATTGGCGGGGGGATTTGGGGATAGGTAAACTACACCAACTCGAGTAAAGCCTTGGGTCATGACGTCTTGGTGAACCCAACTATCCCCGTCTTTCGCCCTGCAAAATTGGTAAAAAGTTTCAAAATAGACATCTTTACCGTCTGGCCATCCCATTACTTTATAAAAAGACTTCCAGAAAATTTCGAAAGCTTTCTCATTTACTGCTGATATGTATTCAGTTCTTAGTCCGGGCCAATTCCCATTCGTAGGATGCTCCTTACAAGGCCAAACTTGGAGCTTCATTGCTCCTGCTCTTACCTCGTCTGGGTCTGCAAAAAAATTGTTTACTTGTCTCATTTCTTGTTTTTAATTCTTGAGATTAGCTCAAATATTTTTGTTTTACTAATGTCGTTTACACTGTTTAGTTCTTCTGCATCGGTATAGCCTTCTGCTACTAACCTTTTCTTTAAGTTGTCGAATGTAACGCCTTTAGATTTCATAGCTGCCGCAAGTATTTGAGCAGGGTCATTAGAGGAATTAGATGAATCGGAATCCCCGTTTGGCGTAAACGGGTTCATCGTGGAGTTCTTTGACATCTCATCAGCAGAAACAATATTGATTCTTAGGAAATTCCTAACGCTTCTGCAAAAAGCTCTGTTCTCCGCCATTTCTGCCAGATAAAGCTGTCCAAAATCCTTCGTGTTGTGGAGCGTCGTACTAGCTAAAGATTCAAAAGACACCGCTCTACCCTCAGTCTCAAAATTGGGAATCCACTCTATCCTGCATGAAGCGCAAACGTAATCTTCTCTGGCCTCGTATATTTTATAGTCTACTTTAGTATAGCCGCGTTTTTGCGACAGATCTTTCAAGCCTCCTAAAAGAATAATCAAATCCCTGTCTTGGAGCTTGGATATATCCGCCTCTTTAGTTCTATCTTTGTTGGGGACCAAAAATTCTGATCTCACCATCCTTCTCCAATCTATTAAGCCGTTATCTTCGAATGTGTAGTCGAGACCTTCGATCAAGCCGTCGTCATCCCTCTTTACGGTTCGTGCCGTTAGTTTCTTCTTCGCCGCTGTCATGTTTTTTAGTCTATCTCGTCGGGGCGACAAAGTCAAGGAGTTTTTTTGAGTATCCTAATATGATCCAAGTCTTTGAAGAAGTTGGGGTTATCTGGTATTTGATAAACGTCAGAAGGATCCATCCTTGATGCTGGCTCTCCGTTTTCTAAAGCCGCTTGGCTCGCGTAGAACTTGGACTTGTGAATAGTATACTTATTGGTTTGATAAAAAAGCTTTTTAATACTTTCTCCTTCTAGCTGTTTAACTTCATCTGCCCTATCTATCTTAACTCTTGTAACCTTAGGGTAGTCTAAAAACTTAAATTTAATTTTCTCGAACTCTTCATCGCTGGCGAATGTTGCAAGTGTGCATTTTAAGCCTTCGGAAATAACTTCGTCATAGAAGGACGCCCTTGATCTCTCGTCTATTATGTAGATTATTGTATCAATCCTTTTTTTGTTTTTGGTTAGTATGTTTATGTCGATAGGTTTATCAATCATTAAAGAATACTTGCCATCGATTGAAAGTTGTGCGTCTATTTTTTCGGGTGTGGTGTTTGTGTTTTTTATATCTGCTCTTATGTAACTTGTCTGGCCATCCATGTTTGATATTTTAACAACCTCATCTGGGACTGACTCGACTAAACCAATATGGAAGAATTTACCAGTGTATAACGTTTCGTATTCGTAGTCGAAATCTAGACCTAAAAGCTTACAAACAGACTTAGTGATATCCTCGGGAGCTATTGTATTTATGGTCTTCGGTTCTTCATTATGTGCGTAAGTTGGTTTGTCTCCGTCTTTGTCAGACTCTAACAATATCACATCCTCTTCTTTTGACCAGTAGGGGCCAGAGTGACAGGCATATTTATTAGAATAGAGTGCTACTATTTTTTTCCCATATCCAGAGGCTAAGTGAATCGGAAGACTGTCAACTCCAAGGTGCAACATTGAACGCCTTATAACGTAGGCCAACTGATTAACGGAAGTGCGACCAAGCAAGTTATGGCAATTCTTTACTATCACTTCTGACCCAGTCCCCACCTGTACGATCTTAATACCCTCTTTATCTAGAACCGGCTTCAACAGCCTAACGACAGAGTCCCAATGGTCATATTTCCTTGAGTCTGTTTTATTCGGATGGTGCAGAGTGATGTATTTGTCAGCCGGAAGTGGGTAGTATTTTTCGTAGATAAAAGGTTTATCTATTTTAAGGCAACAATTTGATGCATAGGCTTCTAATATGTGCATAGCTCTAAATCTAATTTATCTTTTTTATCGTTATGAAGCCAGCTAGATAGGTTCTCTTGAATTGTTAAGAAAGGAACATAAGCGACCTCGAACCATCCTTTATGATTGCCATTTCCTTCCAGCCAAACCCCCTGCTCCATAGACTGACAAAAAGGAACCCACTTATGAACATGAGGATTCCCTAAGATAATATCCTTGAACTTATCCTCACAAGCAAAATAGAGATTGTAGTCGGGGTAAAGCCTGTTAATGCTTGGAAGCAAGCTGGTAGCCAAGTATACATCCCCAGCGTCCTTAGGGATTACCATTATAATGCGCTTACCCTCGTCGTCTTCGTCTAGATGAGATGAAAATTTGTCATCGCTGATTCTAAGTATTTTTTTATTTTTGTTGTCTATAGCGGTCTGCCTAAAGTAACTCTCAACATCTTGTCTGCTGTTTTTCTTTGACTCTAAAAGCTCCATCCAATATTTGTGACCATCGTCGTCTTCGTCAACGTGGGTCATGCTTAAAATTTTGTGATAAGCTTCTGTTAGCCACTGCTTATCCTCCTTGATACTGTTGTCTATGGGAATATAGGGGTTTATCTCTTCCTCCTCGCCCTCCCCAAAAACAGATTCGTCTACAAAGGGGGCATCGTCCACGAACTCACATATCTGTTTTCCTATAACAGGAGTATCGAAATTCAATAACACCCATTTTCTGGCCTGCTTGCCCATTTTAGTTCTTTCTTCATCAGTCATATTATAGACTTTACGAAGCTGTTCTAGGATTGACTCTGGCTTGGTGGAAGCTTTTCTAAACTCTGTGCCTTGCTCTCTGTATTCGGACCACTCTAAAGGTAAAGATGCGGCTTCTTCTACGCAAGAATCCACGCCACAGCTATAGTTGGTAACTAGCGTAACCAGTTCGGTTAGTTTCGCTTCTTGGATTGGGATCTCTTGACCACCGCTGGTGAATGGATGGCAATATACATCCATTAAGTTATAGACTTCATTTAATTGAGCCTCGGTTGCTGCTGTACCTATATTTACAGTTTTTACAGTTTTCTCCGACTCACACTTTTTACAGTCTAATACGTTTTTTGTATATGGTTGTACCTCATAGTGTTTACATTTGGCGCAGACATACGTTGTTAGTATATCCTCGATTGGTATATCGTATTCTTTTGCTAACTTAGGAATGCCCCAGCCTTCTTCGAAGCTTGTATGTAGCAACAGTTTCGCTTTCGCATTTGGGTGAGCCAACTTAAAGAGGGAAAACCCTTCTAGGAGGTTGGGTACAGATTTTCTTAATTGATTCCTAAATACAAAGCCAATGACAAAATTATCTTTAAGGTTAAATTTATTTCTAAGCTCATTCCTATTCTTTAATCTCTTAAAGTACGTACACTCTACTGCCCCTCTTACTGTTTTAACATGTTCATGCCCAAGTCTCCTAAGCTCTTGAGTTGCGAAGTTGCTCCATATCCAATAGTTGTTGACCTTTTTTGCTGTCTTAACGGCTGATGGCAAAATAGGTAAGGAATCAAGCGTAGTCCATATGCATGAAGTGATTTTACTAAACCATTGTTTAGGAACTGCGAAATCTACGCCCCAAATATCTTGTACTGCTATATATACGTCAGGTTTAAAGTCCTTAACGACCTCATCAATAAAAAGGGAACCGTAATTTACATCCCTCTGTATTGAGGGGTCTTTAGCTTTCTTCCCGCGTAGCTCGCCAGCAGGTGGTATGCATCCAACGCTTTTCCAAGGCGTTTTGTCAAGCATCACGTTATCTTTGTTCATACCGCAGCAGTAGTGCAGTATCTCATATTTACCAGTCTTATACAAATAAGACAAAACAGCTCTGGCATTTCGGCCAAAGCCCGTTTTCATTAAAGCAAAGTCGCTTTGGAATAATAGCTTTTTCTTCTTCACACTTATTTAATTGTGACAGTTAACAAAGTTTTGTCAGTTTTCGCAAGTTTACCAATTTTCGTCATCCTCTAAAACATCTGAGATGTCAGGAGCTTTGACGGATGGAGTTTCTTTTTTATTCTGAGGTTTTTTTTCTGTACCTGAGTCTGGTGAGGATTCATTCGCAGCAGCTTGCTCGTCCTCCCATTTAAACATGGAAGCTAGGGTGTAGATAAAATATTCCTTTAGGTGCCTAGCCTCTGCAAAAGTTAAGCCTATGATAAAACCAGCTTTGTTGGTTGAGTCCTCCTTGTCTTCCTTGTTTACGGAGTAAGAAAATCCAACTCTGCCTTTAGCATTCGAATAGGGGGTGAATTTGAAGCGAGTAATCTGCTTCGGGGTGCTATGGTAAGCTGAAAATTCCCTATCGGATTCTATGCAATCTAAAATTGCCGCCACCTCATTACGGTTAAATTTAAATTGAGTGCTTGCAGCGGGATTCTCTTTATTAGCTTTGAACGAACCTGTTTTCGTCTTATCGTTCCAAGAGCTTTGTTTAATGAACGAACCAAAAAGTGATCCGTCTTTTACGCTGCTCCAAAAAGAACATGCGCTGCCTGTTCCTTTAGGGTTCGGTTTATAGAATTGTATTCTTGCCATTTTAGTTATTATATTTAATATTTATTTGTTTTTCCAGTTAGTTCCTAACTTCTGAAAGCTTTGTGTAAACGTGGCTATCTTGTACTGCTATTAGGTCAGCAAAGACAGCTTCTTCGACTTTTTTACCTTTTATTATTACGATGTTACCCTCCTCTGGGTACTTATCCCCATTCAAGCTTTTGCAGGTATTCAGCTTCTCGTTAAACATTAGAACCTTCATGATTCCAGTATCGTCGGATATAGAAGTCCTCAACATGCTGTTCCCTTTTTTTGTTTTACCTATATGTGGCTTTTCGAAAATAGTACCAATGAATGTAGATAGTCTACCTATGGGGCTATTTTCAACCTCTCTTATGCTGACTAGGTTGTCGGTTTTTTCTTCAAATATATCTTTTAAGCTGACTCCGTGGTTGTATCCTAAAAGCCTATTTTCATAATACCAATTAGCGAAACTTTCTGATTTTATATTCTGAGAATAAATTAATCTATAAAGTTCTGTATTTTTTCTAATTGTATTTATCCGGCTATCCTTGATGATAGGTCTGCCTTTCTCGTCTTTTAACTCTTCGTTTAAAGCTTTGACGCATTTAGTTAGGTCATAGTTGTACGTTTCAGCTATTGGCATTATGGCAATCTTTTCCCTTTCCGTTAGCTTGCTCCATACTTGAGCTTCGTAGACTACTTTTGTGCGAGACTGCTTGAAGCCCTCTAAAGCCCCAGCTTGTATGAGAGGGCATAATACAGGCAGCGTTAATCCAGCTTCATTTGCCCCTTGGAATATTTCAAACTTGTTTGCGTACTCCTTTCTGAAGTTCATTAACTTCTCCACCGACTTATCCGATATCCCTTTGATAGATAATAAACCAAACCTTATATTGTCACCTTCGATTTTGAAATCTAAGTCTGACTTTAAGATGTGGGGAGCCATAAGTTTAATTCCAAAAAGGTCTAACTCCCTTTCTATTTTGGCGATTTCGGTAATAGGATCGGGTTCATGCCTCGTCATTTTAAGTAGAGACAGAAAAAACTCTTTTGGATATTTGAATTTTAAATAAATCGTAGAAGCTGATAGGGCAGCGTAAGCTATAGAATGAGACTTATTAAAAGAGTAGTTAGCTGAGTCCTCCAAAACACTCCAGAGGACATCTCCCACGTCAACATTACCTTTATCCCCCATCCATTCACTTGTAAGCCTATTTTCCTCCACCTTATCCGCAATCTTCTCCTTCCATTCCCTTACTTGAGCCACTTTCTTTTTCCCGACTATACGACGCAAAATTTCCGCTTCATCTAATGTGAAGCCGATTTTGTGAGCCATCTTCATCATCTGCTCTTGGTAGAGACAAACTCCCCCTGTGCTTTTTAGAATATCATCAAAGAAAGGATGTATGGAATCGTAAACATCGTTATTAGAGTAGTTGGAATACTGATCAACAAAAGCTAGTGCCCCCGGTCTTCCTAAAGCTAACACCGCGCTCAACTGTTCTAGATTTTTAGGTTTTACTTTCTGGCAAACTCTGAAGTTGGTGTCAGCCTCTATTTGAAATAGGCCGTGTGGAGCTCTGAGTTCTTGCAGGTTTTGGTAAATGAAATTATCGTTAAGATCTATATCCTCAACGTCTATCCCTATCTCCTTACATGCGTTATCTACAACCGAGACGCTCCTTAGCCCCAGTATGTCAAGTTTTGTATTGGTTAGAGAAACCCAATTCATATCAAAGCCAGAGATAGGGTTCTTGTCTGAGGACAACTCCAAGGGGCAAGACTCCTCTAGTTTACCATAAGACAAAAGTATTCCGGAAGGGTGAACTCCTTTATTTTTAATTAGGTTTTTTAGTTTTAATGCTATTCTATAAACCTCCTCATTCTCGTTAAACCATTCGTCAAGCTGTTCAACTTCTTCTCTTGCTGTCTCAAGGTCAGTTACTTTCCCAAAAACCTTAGGTATTAGAGAGGAAACCACATTCATTTCAACCTCGGTTTTACTGCCTGCTATTTTCCCACACTCTTTTATAAGGAGCTTACTGCTAAGTTTATTAAGGGTTAAAATCTTTGCTGTCTTACCTTTGAATTTTTTCTCTAAATACTCTAAGACCTGTTGGCGCTTATAATAACAAACGTCAATATCTACATCACACATTAACTCTCCGTCTAAATATGTTATCCCTCCTACTACTTGTTTTTTTGCTCTGGTTTTAGATATAAACCTTTCGAAAAATAGGTCGTATTTAACAGGATCTATTTTAGTTACCCCAATTAAATACAAAACTAAACTACCGGCAGCAGAGCCGCGACCTTGTCCGACTGGGATGTTATTTCTGTGACAAAAGTGAACCACGTCCCAAACCAAAAGAATATAGTCGGTAAATCCTAATTCGTGAATAGTGTTTAACTCATACTTGCCCCTGTTTACGTAGTTGGGGTATTCATCTGGGGTCACTTCCTCTTTAATCCTCTTTATCCCTTCGTTACATAAGGACTTTAAGAAACTAAAGTTGTCGTTACCGGACAGTTTTACGCCTTTTTTGTTTGGCTTAAAATTTGGCAGTCTGACTCCGTGGATTTCTAAGTCCAAGTCGGAGAAGTTACTATTAAAAGTCTTTTCAGTCATTTTCAATCGCTCCTTCTATGTCTAATCTGTGAAGAACCTTTTTAAGCGTATCGATTGTATGCTTTTTAGAGAGCTTATAACAAACGTTAGCTTTATTCTTCTTCTCTCCTCTAGAAATAACTACCATAAAATAATCTAAGTTATCTTTTTCTAGTTTATCTTTTAAGTCCTCTAAGTAATCTAAAGATGGCATTATATGTTTATTTGCATTTTTAGCTTGTTCCAGACTTTTATGTTTAAGCGTAGGTCAACTATAGCGTCATGCAGCTTATCATAATCATGTTCTATGTCAAACTCCTTGCCAAGAGCTGTTAGGTTACTTTTAACCCTTCTTCTCCTCGTGTTCAGTATTTTGTATTGGTAAAGACATAGCTCTCTATTGCTAAGTTTTCCTCCTTCATTTCTGAAAGGTATGTCATACTTGATACCCCTAGCCAAACAATTAGTATCTATTATCTTTTCTACTAAGTGGTTATAGCTCTCTCCCATGAATTCGTAATACCCTTTCAGCAAATATAAGTCAAATCCTAAAAAATTATGGCCAACTATATAGTCGCATTCATCAAACCAAGGTGACATTTGTTTGAAAGCCTCCTCTGGGCTGATAGCTTTTGACAGGAATTTCTTCTCGTTGTAACCAGTTATTCTAGCCGCTTCCTCTCCGACCTTTAAGTCTGTGTCCCATTTTATATATAGATCTTGAGAGTCGAGAATTTTGTTTCCTTTGTATTTTATTAGGCCAGCTTGCCAAGGGCGGTTTTGACAAAAGTTCAGGCATAAATTGTACGTCTCGAAGTCGCAAAAAGTATATACTTTATCTTGATTAAATCTAAGTAAATCTTTATTCATTGAGTAACTGTACGGTAGGGCCGTGTTTGTATTCTTGTATGTTCTTAACGCTGATGGTTCTATCGAAAATTAATATACCATTTTTGGTGGCTTTAACATCCCACTCTTTTTCCCGTAGATCCAATTCTGTTGAAAAGAATTGTCCGGCCCTCACCCACGATAAAGACCTTGAGGTCTTCTTCTCTGTATAGGGCGGGGAAGATTTTCTGCTATTGATGTGTACCTTGTAATCTGAATCTTTTTGAATTACTATATAGAAGTATGGATTATGTGGGGATTTTTTATTGTAGGCGATGCTGGCCTCGTTTCTAGAGCAGCAGTCCATTCTACTGTTTGGAAAAAAGCTATCTATCCTATGTTTAATGTTAGTGTTGTTTATTTTTTTGACAGGATAACCCCTCCCGTCAAAGCTTTTTATTTTAAGGGCTACTCCCTCCTCTGCGGGGACGTAAGTCCCATTGGGCCTAGTGAAGCAGGGGTCTTGATGCCATTCTTTTAGGGTTTTAGGGAACTTAGCCTTGTTTAAAAAAGAAGTGCGGCCTGCGGCTACCAAAGTCTCTAACCAGTCTTGTGGAGTTCCATCTCGGTGTTGAAACATGTCGGCGGGGGTAAAGAAGGCCGCTTCGTAAACGTCTAGATAGGACACAAGGCTATCTAAAGCGTGAAGATCCTTATGGCTTATAATGTTGTCAAAATCGGTATAAATAATATTATCATAACCTAGCCCTTCGGCTATGTAAGCACTCATAGAAAAATTACTAACACAAGCAAACCCATGCCTTTGGGGGTCAGCGTGAATTGATATCTTATTATTAGCATACCATATTACGGCAGACTTGTCACTCGATAACAATACATTACCTTTTGCATTGTGAAAATAATAATCAGAAAGACTCTGATACTTATCTCTTACTGGTGCTCCAGATACATGCAAGACATCGTACCCGAATTCTTTGAACCTGCTAATACATTCGACCATTACGGACTCCTTAGCTAGGTCAGAGCAGTAACTATTTACTGCAACTATGTTTCTTTTTTTTGTTTTATTGGTTCCTGTACTCACTTATTGACTGCCTCCTGACCTTGATTTGTCCAGTTCTCGAAGCAAAAAGTGTCCGAGGACATGTTGTTTAGCTGCGGTTTTTCTAATGTGCTTCTGTTGTTAATGCATCTAAAAGTTAAGTAGGCTTTAAAGTCTTCTTTGTTTTTATAAAAGACGCTTTGAGTGTTTACTTTTTCATACTTAGATGCAGAAGCATAATCTTCAACCAAGTCTTTTAGTATGTGATCATATGGTAGGTTATTGTTTTCTACAAAGAGCACGGGCTTACAAAAGCTAAAATCTGGAACGCAGCCGCGACTGCTAAAATTATTCTGAAATATAAAGGAATCATAAAAAGGAACTGCAAGTAAAAGGTCTTTGTCGCTCCAGTTATTCTTTATTGATTCAAAGTCAGTTCTTGACTCATAATAGAACCCTTCGATGGCAGCTTGGCTATAGATTTTGATTAACCTTTTGTACCCGTTCTTGTTTTTGCAAAAGATAATATACTTGCAGGAAGTCTGAATGGACGCCTCGTTCTTTTTATGAAGATCTTGGCAGACGGTAATCCTGACCCCAAATATAAGCTTAATCTTGAATTTGGCTAAGCTTGAGTAAGCTTCAAGAAACCCGCCCATAGAATCATCAACCAGATAGACCTCCTTCAAGGAGTTCTCTTGGGCTATTTGAGGGATCGAATCTGGGCCATTCGGCTCAGACTCAGACGCCAAAGTCAGTATACTCCTGCCTAAAGAATAGTGACTCTTGAATAATGGAATGATGTCCATGACTCCACTATAGTTGCCCGGGGATGTCTTGTCAAGTTAAAAGTCAAACAAGTCGTCTATTATGTCTATTTGCTTGCTTGGGTGGGGGTGAGCGGGACAGCCGTCATACCTCTTCTCTACTATCTTCTCACCTTTTTTTTGTTTCAAATTTTCTTTTTTTCTCGCTGATCTGATAAATTTAGAATCCTTATCTTGTAGCTCGTAATAGTCAAAAGCGTCTAGGTATGGGCATCTCCAAGTCTTGCCAGCCTTACACATCCAAGAGGACTTTCCGTCTTTGGCGTAATTGGTTCTCGCATCTTTCTCCGAAAATGAATTTATTTGTTTATAACAACTCTCTAAAAAGTATTCAAAACCTTCAAGTTCCTCCACTGTATAAACACATTGTTGTGCGGCTGACTTAGGAAACCTTAGAAATAGAAACTCAATAGTAGGTTTAAGTGTTGGCCAAAGTTTTAAAGAAGCTAAAGAGTAAGACATCGCTTGTATGTTTGCGGTAAGCTCTTCTCCTCTAAATTTCTGCTTACTGCTTTTATAGTCTACAATTTTGATGGTCTTATCTTTTTTGTACATTATAGGCTTATCCATGAAGCCTCGTATTTTGTATTTTGGTTTCTCGCTTACTACTAAGAACTCTTTTTCTGGGTCGGTGACCTTTCCCCCTTCTCCAAAAAAGTCATACCTCAGCCCAACTACAATCATCTTATTGATTAACTCGTAATTCTCCTCCGAGTTCATTGGCAGGTCGTGCTCTTTCGCGTCTTGGTTTAAATGTTTGATTATTAATCTTTTAATGGAGGGGCTTCCGTCTAAGCTGGAAGCTTTTGAGATTAATTCTTTATGTCGATTATGTTTCTTTTTTAGAATTAACTCAAATACTAAATGGCATATAGTTCCGCGCAAAGATCCCTCATTCTGTCTCTGGGGTATCTTTAGTTCGTAGTTACAATAGTAAGACCACGAACAGCTTTCTAAAGTCTTGATCCTTGACGCTGATAAGATTTTTTCTTTTTTCATCTCCACGGATTTCCGCTAACCCAGCTAATCATAGTATACCTGTTGCCGGACTCAACTTTGCAAACCTTGTGGAGTAAAAATGAAGGGAATACAACTACATTACCTATGCCTTTCTTCATGGTAACTTCGCCGCCTGTCTGTACTATTAAATCTCCCCCAGTATAATCCTTTGGATCGCTTAATTGAATAACAACGGTTAGCTTCCTCTTATTCTTTCCCGGCCCTATGTCTGGATGCCAGTCGTAATGCTTACCCGCCCCTTCGTATTCTGTAAATTGTAGATCCTCTGTAAAGCCGGTTATATCAACTTTGAATAGATTCTTGTTGGCTTCTTCGCAGCATTCCCTTATTAGGTCAAAGATGAATTGGGTATCTTTGTTTAGTGGGACCCATCTTACTTCGCTATTCCTTACTTCGCTTTCACTCTCTCCAGTTGAGTTTGCGAAGGTTGTAGCGGTTTGTTTGGGGTAACTTTTCCCAATCTTTATCATCTCCTCGCACTTAGCTGGGGTAAGAATGCCTTCGTACCAGTAATAGCTCAAAAGATCTTTGTCTTTCTCTTGCTCCTCCATTCCGAATATTCTATCATAGTTACTCATAAAAAAAATCCTTCACTTCCTCCGTAGACATATCCCCAAAATCGTTATGGTGTCTAGGTAGCATGACTTCGACTTGACTTGGGTCAAAAAATTTTAATAGTTTCTTTTTTAGTTTGTGTGCCGCTATGCTTCCGGTCTGCCTCTCGTCATTATTTAGAGATATTGTAATTTTATCTGGGTCAAAGCTTAATAGCTGATTAAAAACTTCGCTACTTATGTCTACCCCAAATATAACCATACTGTTTTTTATTCCAGCGGACCAAAGTGAAAGCATGTCTCCGATACTTTCCAGTAGGATTACCTTATTGCAGGATTTTATATCCTTATAATTTACTTGTAGTGGGTACTTCCATTGGCTTTTGTCTCCCATATGTTTCCATTTTATTTTACTGCTATCGGTTATATCTCTACCCGTGTAGCCTATCACTTCTTTTTGCTTGTTGAAAATTGGGAACACGTACCTGTTTTTGAGTTGGCCTGCGTCAACTATGCCCCCTTGGAACAAAGATAAAGTTTCTTCCGCTACCCCCCTGTTTACCCAATAGGTATGGTCTGGGGTTATATGTTTTAATGATTCCTTGTTGAATTTTCTAGCCTCCTTTACTTTAGGTTTGTCGTCCTCGTTGGTGCGGGTCTGGTTTAACCCCTTGTTCCTTATCCAGTTTGACGCTTCAATCGTGGTAACCTTCAAATGAATTTGAACCAACCTTTGGAATGAACCTTTTTCGCCAACGCCCCAATCATTGAAGTATCCAGTATCTTTCTTAACGCTTAATGAGCTATTATTGCTAGACTCTCTGTAAAGAGGCCTCATCCTGTACTCTCTACCGTTATCTAGGATTTGGGAGTATCCTAGCTCAGATAATACTTCCTTTATAGTCATTTAGTATACCTTCGTCTCTGTTCGTGTTAATTGCGAAAGCTGTTTTCATTGGCACCTTATTACCGGCAGTCCCGACAGGTTTAATATCGTTCACAAGAACCCTTGGCCCAGCCATTAAGTCAAACATAATTCTATCATACCTTATGTCGTAATGCTTAAGCATTTTTATAGTATGTGGTGCGTGTTTGCTATCTCTTGCCGTAGTTAAAACTATGGTATCGTTATCTGGTATAGAGTTAAGAAACTCAATACTAGGTGTTATGGGTGTTTCTATTAGGTGGCTATCATGACCTTTTGCTTCAATAGCTTCATCTATTTTATCGTTGGAATTATGTTTAACGATAGTTCCGTCTATATCAATAAACCATGTTTTGTCTGTTGATTCTTTAGTTTCGGTTTTCATATTAGTTCGTCGTCGTTATCTTCTGGGTGTCTGTCTTCTAATGTATGTTGTTCTCTTTGTCTTTGCACTATAGTCTCAAGAGACCCCATCTCTTCGCAATTGAAATTCTCAACTGAAAAGTTTAAGTAGTTGTACGTGAATCTTTCAGATCCATCTTCCACCACTCTCCTCACTAGGTCTTGATGCCCTGCCGCGTCTCTTCCTTGGAATCTGGATTTTATAGTCACTAACTTATGAGTACCGAACTCTTCTCCGTCTAGGGCTATTTCGTCTAAAGTTTTTCTTCTAAAAATGCCGACGTAACTGGAAAACCATTGGAGCCTGTCTGACAGGGCGATTACAGAGCTATCGTCGACAACGGTATTTGAATTTCGGTTATGGCTCTCGCCTTGCCTGTTAAGCTGCATTGCTGTTATGACAGGACATTTTAATTCTTCGGAAAGTCTTTTTAGTTTGTCAATCTTTTCACCTATTGCTTGATGCTCTGCCCAATTTCTGTCTACCTTCTCGCCGGTAAGCTTAACGTAGTCGTACCCTATTATACAGCCGTTCCCTCTGCCTACTGTTTTATAGTACCACCTTTTAACAATATTGCAAACTTGATCTATGTCTTTACTGCCGACATGAAAGTGAGTGTAGTCGTAGCTCCTTACTTCTTGAAGAGCTTCTCTCACCTTTGTTATCATTTCTTTATTCTTACGCCAGTTACCTGTTTCCAAAAACCAAGAAGGAACTCCAGAAATTGCCGCCGCCATTCTGAATTGCATTTCCTCCTTGCTCATTTCGGTATCCAAGATTAAGGCTTTTACCTTATTCTTCTTAGCGGTTTTCATAAGAAGATCGTTTATCCAAGTTGTCTTACCTTGTCCCGGTCTAGAAGCTATTGCGTAAATGTTTCCGGGACGAAGCCCTCCATAAAGCCTGTTAAACTCTTCGTAAGATGTTAGGTAGCCGGGGTCTCTCTCAGGATTGTTTCCCCTGTCTTCAATGAGTTCAGACATATTGTCGAACAAATTGGAAGGCTCTGCCTCTCCTGTGTATTCGTATATCTTATCACTGTATATGTTGTCAGCCTTAGCTATGAAATCTGTTAGAGTATTATCTCCTTCTTTTCTGGCGTGCTCGACAAGGTTTCTTCCTGTTAGTTCTGTGTTCCTTCTTACAGTTAGCTTTATTAACTCTTTGGCGGAGTTGATGGTTCCCTTCTTGTTTATCTGAGCGAAAGATATACTTTTGATATAACTGAATACATCTATTTCATCTTTAAACCTTATGCCTAAGTTTACTATCTTTTGAGCAATTATTACATCGTCTAATTTATCTTTTGAAAACTCTCCTTCTAGGATTATAGATCTAATAACTTTAAATATTGTGCTATGAAGCTCGCTGTAAAAATCTTCATGAGTTACAAATCCATCAAGATCCAGAAAGGCGGAAGGGTGATTAATGATTCCCCCTAAAACATGTTTTTCGATACGTAAAGAATATATATTGGACATCAATCTAATTAGATCAAGAAGTTATCCTACCTCGACGGGGCTTCGGTGTCAAATAAAATCCGTCTCGTCGTCCTCATCCTCTGGAATTTCAAAATCGTCAAGAGGATCTTCGTCTCCTGTGTCAACAGAAAGGGAATTTAGCGTTGATTTTATGCTTATCTTATTTAAAGCTTCTGCCCAATTTGAAATAAACATCTGAAGGGCCATAGCGTCTTTGTTCGTGTCAAATTTGGTATGAACGTTTGGATTCCCCATCTCGTCATAAAGGAAAAGAGCGAAACCTCCATCGGAGAATTCGTTTAACTGCTTTAATGCAGACGGAGGTATTGTGAACCCCTTGCTTTCCATAGTTTATATTACACATATTAGAGTGATATATCAAACTTTTCCTTTACGAAGGATTCTGACAAGTCGTCTACTTCGTTGTATTCTATAGTAAGTAAAGCAAAACCGTTCTTTTCTAACCAATCTTCTTTTTTTACATCCCTGCTTATAGACTGGAAATATCCATATCTTGAGTTGTGGAAAAACTTATTAAATGAACTGTGCTGCTGCCCGTTTACTTCTACCGCTATGTATTTAGTGATGTTAACTATGTCTACCTTCATTCTACTTCCAAAGACTGGGAACTCTTCGTAGACTATATGATGCTCCCAAAAAGTTTTTAAGAACTGTTTTACTTTGTATTGAAGTTTGGATCTGGAGTTGCCGCTCCAGTCTATTAAACATTTTGAAACATTTCTGTTTACAAGTCTGCCGCTTGTGTTGTAGAGTTTCAAATGAGTTCTTTAAACTTGTTTGACAGGAAATCTAAAAGCTTATCATTCCCCGCCAAATAGGCCCAAAGATTTCTTTCTCCTTGGAACTTTTGTTTAATCTCAATCTTTTGAGACTCTACCTCTTCCACTAAATCGTCTGAAAAAACATACCATGCCCCCGACTTTTTAAGGAACTCAAACTGTAGTAAAAGCATATAAATTTCGACTTCCCTCCATATGGCCCCTCCTTGTTGGGAGTACTTAACTGGAATAGCCACCGTCTGCCCGGTTTTTTCGTTACGAGTCTTCGAGAACTTCATAACGCAATAGTGGCCGAGACGTTTCCCTTTGTCTTTAATTGAAGCTGCTGATGGGTTTTCCCAAATATAAAGGTCTGTCCATAGGGGCTGTATTTCTGCCATAACTGAACTATAAAACCCCAAAGCTTTGCCTCCGGAAACAGTTGATCCGCCAGTTGCGCCATAGCCGGTAGTGTTCATCTTCGTTCTGGTTTGAGATAAAACTATCATAGCGTGACCGTATCTTGTAATAGGTAAGCTAAGAGATTTACCCGCAAACGAAAAAGTAACCGCTGAACCTGCGACTTTTTGGCCTTGAGAGAAGTCTTTGTTTAAATCCTCCACCCTACAAAGAGCATCTGTAGAATCTAAGATAAATAAATATTGATAATTATTTTTGTTGTCTAGTACTAACTCCTTTATCATGCCTAAGCTTGGCTCAAGCATATTGCTATCTAAACAAAACCACTTGTCTTCCTTGAGGGATATCCCGCTCCTTTCAAGAAGAATCTTATTAAGTCTGCCTTCGGCGTTAACATAAAAGACAAATGAATTCTTTACTGTCTCTTGAAATATTTTTGCACAGTTTAAAGCGAAGCTGGTCTTTCCGCTCTCCGGTTCGCCTGACGCCCTGAATATACCCGGGGTAAGCCCGCCGTCCATAAAGATGTCTAGTGCGATGCTCCCGGTACTGCTACACCAATCAATGGGGGCGCTGGTGTTGTAGTGATGGCCCTTAAACCTTTTATCATTAAGTAGTTGTGCTATTTTTTCTTTACTCATCGTCTGTGAAATCAATTAAGTTCTTGTGGTATTTTAATCCTTTTTTATTTTTTCCGATTGGTTTATTTTCTAAGCTGTATGTCTTCTTGTCTGACAGGTTTAGGTTCCTTTTCTTGTTTTGAAATTTGAGCCACTCTGTCTTCTCTGGTTTCAGCCACTCTTTTAGGGAGTATATCTTGTGTCCCTCCGCGTTCAGCCACTTCCAAAACTTTTTGTCAGGTATAATAGCGAAAAGCTCTTTGGCCCTCTTGTACTGAAAGATGAACGTTATCTTCTTTGGATCGGAGCAAAACGTAGAAACCATGAAGGAATAGAAAGCATGATTCTTATCCTTTGGCGCTGGCTTTTTAGCTTTAGCCTTAGCTTTAGCCTTCTTTTCGCCGGTGTCTCCGATAGATTCTCCTATTAGCTCAAAGTCCGTCATTCAACGCAAGGTCACAGTGTACCATACGTTCTACTAGTTTGTCAAACGAAATCTGCGGTTCCCATCCTAGTTCTTTTCTAGCTGATGTTGAGTCTCCCCACAAAAGCTCGACTTCCGCTGGCCTATAAAATTCATTATCTATTTCCGCTAAGACCGTGTTCTCTTGAAAAAGCCTAAACTTTTCGTCCATTCCTTCCCCACTCCATAAACCGGGGATACCGGCGGCAGCAAAGGCAGTTGCGACAAAGTCTTTAATGGAATGGGTCTCTCCGCTAGCTAGGATATGCTCTTTGGGTTCGTCTTGCTGCATCATCATCCAAACACCCCTCATAAAATCCTCAGAATCAGACCAGTCTCTCCTTGAATTAACGTTGCCTAATCGAATGGGAATAATGTCTTCATTGTTTTTTATGCTTTTCTTAATTTTGGCTACGCCTTTTGTAATTTTACGTGTGACAAATTCCTCACCTCTCCTCAATCCTTCGTGGTTGAATAAAATGCTATGGATAGCGAAAAGGTTGTAAGACTCTCTGTAAACCTTAGTTAGGTGCCTACAAGCTGCCTTAGAGGCTCCATAGGGGCTTCTGGGTTTAATGGGGTGTTTAAGGTCTTGTGGTGAGTAATCCACGTCCCCCATCTCTTCAGAGCTACCAGCGCTATAGAACCGACATTTGGGGGCATAGCACCTAATGGCTTCTAAACATCTAAGTAAACCAGTCGTATTGGTTTCCCAGACATGGATGGGGCTTGTCCAGCTACATCCAACATAAGAGTTAGCAGCAAAATTTAAAAAATAATCTGGGGAATACTTCTTTACGGCGCTGTTTATGCTCGTTGAATCAGTAAGGTCGCCATGAAACAGGGTAAATCTGGGGTGGGACAGTAAGTGCTTGATGTTGTTGTTATTCGGTATCGAAACCCTCCTAGACATTCCGTAGACATGGATGTCCTCATGGTTGTTTATGAGGTGGTCAGCCATATTGGAGCCGTCCTGTCCTGTCACTCCCGTTATTATTACGTTTTTCATAAGTTGTTTAAATACTCTGTTAAGTTTGAGATCATGCTTTTTTTGACTTTGTGGTTTAGCCCTACGTAAAGCCCGTAATTGTGGAGGTGTTCGGCTACTGGGTATTCCTTCCACTGTTCCCCTTTTGGGAATGGTGAGAGGTATGGTCTCTGGCGAAGCATGTTTCCTCCTATTATCTGCCTGTGCTCTATTTTATTTTTAGCGCAAAAGGCTTTTGTGTCAAGCACTAGATCTTTAGCTCTCCAGTCTGCCGTTTTCTTTTTGAAAATTATAGGCAAGCAGAATGGGACGTTTAGGTTATGTATGTCAAACTTAGGCAGTATAAACTTCTCGTGGTCAATCTTCCCCGCGAAGTAGGAATACAATTCTCTCCTAGTCTCTATATAGTCTTCAATCCTCTTAAAGTCTAGTAAGCCTATAAAGGCTTCTATGTCTGTGGCCCTGTAGTTACTTCCCATGCAGAAAAAATCAAAACTAGGATCAACCAAATTGTTCTGATAGAGTTTACAGTCTATGCCATATTCTGTCAGGCTTCTGGTCATGCCATGCGACCTGTTCATCAAATGGAATTTATACTCTCTCTCGTCATCAGTTAGGATAAAGCCTCCCTCTACTGAGGTGGTATGGTGCCCGAAGTAAGTAGAGATGGAGCTTGTTGCTACCTTACAAATATGGGTTTTGAGCGTTAGGTCTCCGTCTTCTGCTGTTGACAAGACCTCTCCAAAAGCGTTCTCACAATTATCTAGTCCATATTCTACTTTATGTTTTCTGCATTCTTCTGTAATCCCTTTTACATCTGGGTTAAACCCAATTAAAGAAGTAGGCCAAACGTAGGCAACCTTATTTTTATTCTCTTCTAAATATAGCCCCAGCTCTTTGGCGCTCATTCCAAAGTCGTCATAAGTTATATCTATAAACTTTACTTTAAAGCCTGCTTTTATCCAAGGGGTAACAGACGTTTGCCAAGTTACGGAAGGTACCAACACTGTGGAGCCGATTGACTTATGGGTGCCATCTTCAGTTTTGTGTTTTATATACTGGGCAATGGAAGAGTTAGCGGTAGAACCGCTAGAAAACATAACGGCGTATTTGCAGCCTGTGTATTCGGCCCACGCCTTTTCGTATTCTCTTACATACTTTCCCTGAGTCCACCTGTTCTTTTTTGATAAAAAGAACTTACATATCTTGAGGCGGTCTAATAGGGTAAAGTTGTCTACGTTTAATTTCCACTCTTGTACCATTCTACGGTTTGTTTAAGTCCTGCTTTTAAGTCTGTGAAAGCGTCGCCTGATAGATTTAGCGCTTCTACTATTTTTGTATTATTTAATATTCTAACCTCCGCCTCTTTAGATTCGTCTGGTTCTTCCATCTCTACCACCCCTTCGTAGCCGGTTATCTCTACTAGCGTCTCTACTAGAGTTTTAATTGTGACGGTTAAGAAGGTCGAAACGTTGTACGTTCCTTCGATTTTTTTTCTTAAGCATTCTGAGATGGCGTTGCATAAGTCCCCGCTATACATGAAGTCTCTTCCGTTATTTGGGTTACCTAATACTTTTATAGTATCTTCTTTTGATACCATTTGCCTAATTAAATTTGGAATAACATGAGATACAAAAGGATCAAAATCATCATGCGGGCCATACATATTGGTTGGAATTAGTATGCATGACTTAATTAGATCTGGGCAGTCTATGTTTAAGGCATCTATAACCTTGTGGCCCAACCTTTTAGAGTGACCGTACCCGAAGTTATTATTGTTCGGATTATCTAAAAAAACGGAATCCTCTTGGCTATTGCCGTCTTTGTAGACGCAAGCGCTACTTACATATACGTAATAACAACTTAATCTTAGCTTCTTTATCGCCGTTGCTAAATTTAAAGCGATTAAAGAGTTGTTTCTCAATAGCTCTACGTTGTTTATTTTGTTGTATTGAAAGCCTCCAACTCTAGCCGCCATATTTACTATAGCTTCGGGCTTGGTTCCGTCTAAATAGGTTAAAACTGAATCGAGATTCGTCAGGTCGCAAACCGATTTATTGGGTTTAAAGGCTAGGTCAAGTTCGGGTCCTAGGCTTGAGCCTACGAAACCTCTAGCTCCAAATATTACTGTGCTCATATTTTTATCCAACTTTCTGGTACTATATCCTTGTCCTCGTAGTTTTTATTGCGGTCTTTTATTTGTGGATTAAACCAAACCTTAGGAGCAATGACTTTCTTATCCTCTTTTTGATTCATCCAAGCTCCCCACCAACTGAAGCTGCTATTTGCTATGATGTTGTTCTTGCATAGGGACATGCAAAGAAGGTCGGCGTATGGCGAGTTCTCCTCTTTGTTGAAGTAGTAGTCGTCTGATTTAAAGTTTTCCATGCACCACTCCGGGTCATCTGAAAAGAATATGTATTTCTTTGTATTAGATTCTTCCATGGATTTTTGGTAGTAATCTTTATCTAATATGTTGTAGTAGTCTGACTTCTTTAAATAATCACCCCTTCTTACGTGAACAGATGTACATTCAAATGGGTCTATCTCTTCTCCCGAACTTCTGTTTAAAAAGTTCATCGCAAACGAATACGTATAACCCGTCGGGATCAAGGTTTGTAAGATTTTATCCCTGTAGTCTTTGAAGTATTTTTCGCATTGGAAATATCCGTGGAGATTTGTGTTGTCTTTTATGTCGTTTAGTAGATTAGGATCGTAAGACATTCCCGCTTCGCTTACTTCATACATTATGTTCCCTAAGTCTTCTTTCTCTAGGTTGTCGTAAACTTTTTTAAACCCTTGAAATATAGAATAACAATTAGCTTCATACGACTCTTCGTAGAAAGTTTCATTTTTGTAAGGTATCTTAATATCGTAGCCATACCTTTCCGCCACAGCTATTAGGGTGCTGTACTGGAATAAGGAATTCCCCAATCCACCAAATCTCCCAAGCTTTTTAAAGGTAATCATTTATAGTTTTCCGTGAACCACTCGTCAGGCCTGTTTTGATCGAAGAGCCTAATCTGATCGTGACTATAATCTATGTTCCTCTGGACTATATCGCTAAAGCTTTTACCTTGGACGGCGAAAAGGGGATTGCAAATATATGTCGCGTGCTTTGACTGAATTTCTTGTATTAAGAAGTTGTCGACAGCTACGCATCCCGCCGTGAACTCTACCAAATCTGATATATCCTCTGGAACTTTGGATAATATATCGTCGTAAACTGTGTGGTGATATACTACTGCGTGAGTAGCTTTAGCGCAATTAGTCCGGAATAAAAAATTAGAGACCATGCTCATTTTTTTCTCAACCGTTGCTCCTAGGTAAAATAGCCCCCACGTGTTAGGCAGATCTTCTGCAGAGTGTCTCACCGCCGTTATGTCTTCATGAAGAAAAGAAACGTCGTCTTCAAATACGAGGACTTGCTCCATCCCTTCTTCTTTAGCTTTTTTTATTATAGCCCTGTGGGAGCCGAGGCATCCTGCGTTAGGTACTATGTGGTAGGGTCCTACCTTGGTGTCGAACTTAGGGTCAAACTCGTATCCCCTTGGATTTACAGCCGGAAACCTTTGTACTTTCTCTTTAATGCCTATTTGAGAAAAAGACTTTTGGACTTGGTGCCACCTATCTTCTCTGGAGGTTAAGTTTATACAGTAAATATCCTTAAATAAACTCAACATAATTTGTTTTTTCCAGAAGACTGTCTTTAATTCTCTCTAGAGATATTGCTGCATCGTTAACGTCATAGATTACATTCCCCGCTGCTTCTTCTGTTAGTCGCTCTGTGTCTATTGATACTATAAGATCCAAAGCTTCATCTATTTTTTCTATATTTTCCATATCTATTCTCCTATAAAATCCTCGCACTGATCCCAATTGCCGTCACCTCTAGCATGAACTCCATATTTACCTATATGGCTAACCATGCTGGTCTTAGAGCAAAGTAAGAGTTCCCCTTTTTCTTGAGATTTATAAACTACCTCCCAGTCCCAACAGAACCACGGCTTATTTATTGTGGCGGTAGTCTCATCCATATCAAAGAAATACGAACTCTTAACGGCTACCGTCATCCCTCCCATACTCTCTTTAACGTTAAGGTCATCGTCATAAGTACCAATAACAGGATGAACTGAAGCGTTAAACAACGATATAGCAGCTGCAAAATCAGTAATCCCCGGCTTGGAAAGCTGGCTCTTAAAAAAGTTTAACCACTCTTTATTGTAGATAGTATCGCTGTCTGTGCTAATGATGTATTCACATCCTGTTTTCTCGATTATTTCTCTGGCTGCTAAGGCTATATTAGTATCGCACCCCAAGTTCCTTTCGTTGACTGCTATTTCAATTTGGGGGTGATCTTTTAATGATTCTAATATGCCTAATGTTTTTGGCTCTTCGCTACAATCGTCATAAATATGTATAGTTGAGTCTCCTAAGTCAGAATTAAGTAGAGACTTTATAGACGATTTGAGATACTTAGATCTATTGAATGTTGTTAGTAGTACTTCCATCTTTTTTATTGTGCCAGTGCTTATCTCTCACGTGCATAGTGTTATACCTGCCGTCAAAACCGATTTTGTTAAAGCCAAAAGCTCTAAAGTTTTCGCACACTACCGCATTTTCACTATCGTGAGTTTTTAGCCTCTTATTTACGTATCCAAAAGTTGCACCTCTTTTAAAGCCTTCTGGATTATAGGAGACAAAGCCGTTTCCTGTTGTCCAAGTTTGATTATCTCCTTTTGTGTTGTAGGGTTTGTCGTCCCACCACGTGTCAACTGGGCTTCTTCTGGTTGCCCACCTGTCGTAAAATTCATCTCCTGTGCCAGAGTCTCTACTAGCAAAAGAAAATATATCCCACTCCAGACTTTTTTCTATGATCTCTACCGCGTGTTTTGGATCATAGGAGCAATCTATATCGTTCATAATAATCCTATCTATAGAATCTAAGTCGCCAAACTGGTAGATGCACAAATTTCTATAGGAAGAAAGCCTTTCTATCCTTTTCCTTTCTAGGCCAATAAAGTATTCTTTATCGTTCTTTTCTGAGGAAAGGTTGAACCAATTAGCGAAGCTCCAATCTAAGTTTTCTAGATCCTCTTTGGATCCATCTTTGCTGTCGTTTTCGTATAAGCTTATATTAAAAGTCCAACTTGGCCTTAGAGACTGGATTGAACGTATTCTAGAATACCAGTCGCCTATGAACTCCGCCTTGTCTCTTATTAAGGAGCAAAACAAGATTTTTAAATCTTTTGCCACCTTAGTATAACGACTAGTTCGGTAGAATCTTCACTAATTGATCGTTTATCCTTGCTAGGCCCTCTGGAGAGTTGGCGCTTGACATCTTAATTTTAATCTTAGCGAGGTTTGTCTTCTTTCCTGCTCCTATTTTAGCGCTCAACTTGTTATTGTTCACATTATCGTCATCGCTGAACTGACCTAGGTCAACTTTGAGCTGCATCTCTAGTTCGGATATGCTTAGGTGGGAGTTCGGCGCTAATGTTAGAAGCGGTATAGCTGATTCTTTTACTTCTCCATTATTGTCGGGTAAATTGACCTTAAAGGTAATCGGGTTTCCTGCGTCGTCAAAGTAGGTCGACATTAACCTGCTTAAATGCTCTGTTTCAACCTTTCTTTGAGCGTATACTACAGAGTTATATATAGACTCTACAAGCTTGTCTAAAGAACTGGAGGTAAGGTCCGGCTTAGAGTTTTCAATCTCTTCGCTCTCTAACTTACCTGTCTTTTTTAGGGAATAGTTGGTTAAGCCCATTAATTATTTACTTAAGCAGGCGGAACAGGCTTAATGGCTTCTCCTAGAATATCGAGAACTTTCATTAGCCCTTCGGGAGCCCCGTCGTCCCTAGCTTCGCAATGTACCGTATACCTAGCCGAGTTGTCAGTCTTTCTCGTGTTGCTACTCTTGCTTCCGACTGACGCCGTCATTGAGCATTTAACTGGGGACCACCAAGCGCTGTAAGAAGCTTTTGTGTTTATATTTGCCGTGACTGAATCGTTGTGCTCAGTACTTGACTGGACCTTCATGTCAAAATCGATAGAGACATCTTTAACTGAAAGGTTTGGGGTATTGACAATAGCTAATAGAGGCACGTTCAGTGTTCTGGGCTCAATCTTAGTTCGTGTCTCTTCAGTTGTTACGTACTGTCCATTGGCTCCAGTAACTGTTGTGGATACGACACCCGTTTTATACTCAACTGGAGTATCGTAATTAAACTTAACTTGCCTTGCTTGTAGTCCGCTTACGCCGCTTTCAAGACCTATTTCTTCAATAAATTGTTCTGTGATGCCTGCTAATTTACCTTGGGCTTGCGCCGCTGCAATTAGGGGTTGTGAGATTAGCTCTCCTATTGGGAGGCCTTTAAATTGGTCAGCTATTCTTGATGCCATGTGTTATAATATACACTTATTGGTTATTATTCTATTTTTTTTACTAAAATTTTACTTCTAGTATGTTGATTTTCAGGGCGCCTGACTCAATCTCTCTGTCTTTTGGCGACTGCTTCTGTTTGTGTAAATCGCTGACACCTTGCGCTTCAGGCATCCACTTCCATTTGGTCGTGGTGCATCCGCAAAGGAAAAACATGGCTATGATAGTTATAACAAAACAGCAGTAAACCCTTTTATTTAGATTATCTTTTATCATATCATATGTAATTTTTGTTTGGCCTGCGCTATCATCCACCTGTCTTTCTTGTCTAGGTGGGATCTCATGTGATCATCAATTTGCTTAAGCATCTCGGGCTTTTCGCCCATATGTTGGTCTCTAACTTTCTGTATTCCTTGAACGACCTTAAGTAATGTAGAGGTAGCTCCTGTTGCTGGCATAGCAAACGGGGCTACTGCTGTTACTATTTTGAATCCAATAACTAATACAACAATGAAGATGACTATACCTATTATCCAGTAAACTTTTCCCATTAAGCTAGAATACTTCGTGGCTTGTAGGGCGTTGTTCTGGTTGACTATGGCTAATTTCTGTTGGGCGTCGCCAAGCTGACCTCTTAAGACCCTGTTCTGGTTCTGTAACGCTACTAAATCTTTATCCATCGTAGCTAATATTTGCTGACCTTTTTCTACTTCTTTGGGGTCTGTTGAAAGAAGCCCCGTTACCATTTGGTCTGACTTCATGGCATTTTCCATTTGCGGAGGGCCTAAAGCGGTGACTCCTCTGGTTGTCATTTGTTTTGCTACCTTGGATTCGGCTGACGGAGCGGGGTCTTTTTGCAGGGCTTGGTCAGCTGCGTAGACAAATGTTCTTCCGCTTTCTATTTGTTGGCTTTTGTTTGTATCCTCTTGTCTTTGTATGTTATCTACGATATTTTTTTGTTTGTTAAATTTTCCTAGAGGCGTCGAGCATCCTCCTATAACCACAAGGCATAGAGCTAATATATAAAATATATCTTTCTTGTGATTATTCATCAGCTTTTGCTCCCTTTTTTGTTTTTTTCGTTTTCATAAATCTTGATAACCATCCCCTTTCGGAGATTTTTTCTAACATTATTAAACCTTGTGAGGCCCATTTATCTGCTCCTTCTTTCTTTAGTCCCGCCTCTATATATTTGATATGACTCTCTTTGACTTGTTCATATTCCGCGTATTGGTTAAAAAATCTAGCAAAATATTCTCCAAAGAAGCCGCTCAACACAAACAAAAACTTTGCTGATACCTCGTCTGGTTTTTTACTGAAGTCTATGGAGCAATTATCAGGCATTTGATTGTAGATCATGTCAAAATAGATGCTGGCTATTTTTGAAATTGTAAGTTTATGTTTATTTTTTATGCTGCCTTGATCATATTTATGAATTAAGAGAAGAATTAAGAACCTCAGGGAAAGCTTGGACGTCTGCCTTTTAACTAAAGGGAAAGATGCTATTTCATCTACAATCAGACCTAGGTCCTCGTCTTCTTCTATTAAGCTTAGGGCTTGAGATTCCTCTTTTAGCCCAGTCCTTCTTTTTATGAAGTTTAAGTCGTATTGGTCGAAGCCTCTTTCTTTTAATATTTCATTCTTTAAGGTGTCTGCGCTCAAAACTTTGGAATTTTATCTGGGTGCGGGATCCCGTTTCTCTTTTCTGAGTATTTTTTATAGTGTTTTTCTTTAACTGGGTCGACTCCGTTATTCTTTTCGGCTCTTTTAGCACTCAGTTCGGCGGAGCGGTCCCAAAGATCTCCCATGGTACCTTTTTTATTTTCGGTTTTAGATACAAAATCTGACTGGGAGTTGGGGTCTATACGGCTATCTATGTTTGCCTTGGGTACTGTAAATTGCCTATCCCAAACCTTTCCGTTAGCCTCATATTTATGTTCTTCAGACATTCTTTGTACTACAGATATTGTTTTGTCTGGATTCTCTGGATCGCTATATAGGTATTCTGGCATAATGTTTATTACACTTTTTCTAGTTCTTCTATGATTTTATCTACTGTTTTAGAGTAGGAAAATTGTTCTTGAAGTTTTAATCCCTCTTCATTTATAGGATTCTTATTATATCTTTCTATGGACTCTTCACAGCCTTCTATAAAATCTTCTTCGTCAAACCAAAATACATGACCTTGATTGTAGTCCGCTCCTTTCCTAAAGAATTGATTATCGTAAACCTCTTCTTTTGACGTTGGGTACATTAAGACTGAGTTTTTATCATTAGCCCACCCCTTGTATCCTGTGGCTTTTAAAACTAGGGAATGCTTGCCCATAGCAACAGATTGAAACTCTGGGAGGCCCCATCCTTCGCCGCCAGAGGCAGCGATTAATATATGGCCCGAGTTTAGGAAGTCATTGTACTGATCGTTTCTATCAAAATACTGAAAGAAATTGATATTAAAGTAATCTTTACCTTTTAGTAAGGCGTTCCATATAGACTTGTTCTGGCTTTCTGAAAAGAACGGGTTATATACAGCGCAATTCAAGAAGTATTTGGGGTTGTTTCCATATTTTTTAAGCCAAGTTTCGATTACTTTTTGGTGGTTCTTTCTCTTTTCAAACTTGCCAACTAGATTAAATACAATCCTGTCGTCGTCGTAATACTGCTTGTCTGTTCTATGAAAATTATCACCGTCGAATCCTAGTGGTATGTATCCTGTTTCTACCCCGACATCTTTATAAATGTCACAAGAATATTCGGATGTAAAACAAGTTCTGTTGTTTTTAGCTATGTTAATTTCGTTTTTCGTGGGTTGATCCAGCTCATAAAACGTAAGTAAAACCTGCTCTTTACTGTGGGATTCTAGGCTGTCTTGCAGGTGCCAAAGTTTAAAAATAGGATTAGATCTAGAATGAGAGCGTACAGATTTACTGATACAAGAGTTTAGCCATGACTTAAAGTCCTCAGAAAGATTAGATTGTGTGTTTATGGAAACTTTGCTTATAGGGAAAACGCAAGGCTGAAGGTCTCTAGCGTGCATCTCCCTGAGGAGAGCAACAGATACCTGACCAAAGCTTACATCGTTAATGGGGACATTTAATGCAAAATCCATCTATTATATACTATGTCTATGACCTCATAGATTCAAAAAAAAACCGTCCCGAGGGACGGCTGCGCTAGCACATATGAACAAGAGCTGTCTTAAATCAAGTCAGACTCTTGAGCTGTTTCAGCGGGTGACTCCTTCTTGGCGGCGGTAGTGCCGCTGTTGTCGTCGTCATCCGGTGTCAAGTAGATCCTTAGATCGGGAGCCTTTTCATTCTCTCCTTTGTACTTGTTTTGAAAGACGATAAGCTTGAGTTTCTTCTCTACTCCTAGCTCATCTATCTTAACATGACCGGCCAGATATTTCTGACCGCTTCCTTTCGACACTCTCTTCCAGAGAGCGCCGATCTCTCGGTTAGCCCATTCGGAGCTAACATTGTCGTCGCGACTCATAAGATCTGAACTTAACACGTCGGGGCAGGTGCGTCAAGCTTTTTTTTGTAAAGTCTGGAAACTATTATTTTTTTACCTTTTTCGTGGAGGTTTATGGCGGTTTGAGCGCTAACACCCATATTCTCCCCTATCTTTTTCCATGTCATTTTGGGGTGGTTTGTAAAATATCTCATATGGTACACTCTTCTAACCCTGCTGTCTTTTAACTGTGATAACAAATCAAAGAGAGAGTCTTTGGTATCTTTTAATGCTTTGGATTCATTGTATTTAAAAGAAGAGTTATTATTTATAAAATTATTCTTTTGATTCTCGTCTATCTGGTGGACATAGTTTAGCTTGTTTTCATTCAAGAAGTCTAAACATTTATATCTTATGTAATTACCCAGCCAAGTCGAAAACAATGTATTCCTGTCTTCTTTAAAAGACATAACAGCTAAGTAAATAAAATAATCCTTATTTGATACCAGTTCGTTGTAATCCCTACCTCTATCCTCTAAAGAATTAATGAATTTGGAAAATATTTTATAACAAATACCAGAGTGACGAGAGATTAACTCTACTAAGCTAGGGCTGCATGAATATTCCTTAACTTTCTTTATAAGATGTTTATCATCAATGACTTGCATATGCCCTTAGATAATAAACGAAACTAAATAAGAACTAATTCATGACGAAAGATTGTACATACAAAGAATATACAAAGAAGAAGAAGCGCTAGAGACGAAAACGACTGGAAGCTTTTCCCTCCAGAACTATTGGGCACAACAGTCCTCTTGGGAGTTTAACCCTAATTAGTAATCAATCCCTACCCACTTCAGTCCAGCGCATCGGCCATTTCTTTTCAGCCTAGCTCGCAACCAAGGATTGCTATGTATGTCTTTGCTTAAGCGGTAGGACTTTTTTTAGGACTGTCAGCTTTCCCCCTTTCACTAATTGGTATACTTGCTTTTCCAGACTATGAAGCCGCGTTTTTCCGAAATAACTCTAAGCTTATTAAGCTTATTCGTCTGGCGTCTTTTTACGGACCTGAGGTCTCTAATGTGTTTTGTTTAGGTTTCCCCTAAACACGCTATTTACCGCTACTCAAAGAACAGAAACCTTTCTCTCATCGCGGGGCAAATTTGTCAACCCTTTTTTTCAATCATTTTGCTCGCAACAGATACAAGGTTGTTTATATCTCTATCACTAATACTCAATGGATCACACTTATCTTCAGTGTTTTCTAACTGATCACATATTTCATTAAGAACAACTGATACCCCCATAGCGGTACTTGCACCAAGTTCTACCTTCTGATCGTAGTGCGTCAAAGGTTTCTTCAGAATCCAATAATCCTTATCCTTTTTTGTTATTTTGGAGATGACTCCCATTTCCCCCAGCTCCGCTAACCCCAGATCCAAACAGGCTTCTTCAATCTCCCTTTTATCAGAGATGAGAATAACGCTACTAAAATGCTCCCCCATCTCAAAATAATCATTTTCACTAAAGAATTTAAAAAGTTCTGAAGTTGCCTCTAATCCAGTCATACCATAATAATAACTTTTTGCTTGACAATTCTCCAATGTTTATTTACTATGGGGGCATGAGATCTTCTTGGGAAGAATACGGATTAAACATAGCAAGAGCAGCAGCATCTAGAAGCGAAGACCCCTACCGTAAAGTCGGAGCCTGCGCTTTAAGTCACGACAATATGGTTATTGGGGTTGGCTACAACGGGTTAGCACCGGGGAAAACCGCAGGCCAAAATTTCTGGGAAGATAGAGATGAAAGAAGAAAATACATGATCCACGCCGAAGCTAATTGTTTATCCCTCTTTCGCAAGAATGAAGCCAGAATGCTTGCAGTAACCCTATTGCCCTGCAGATACTGTGCTACAACAATAGCTTCCTACGGTATCAAAAAAGTTGTCTATGGGGAGGAGTATGAAAAAGACCTAGAAGCTGAAAAAATATTTGAATTTTACGACATAGAACTAGTATACTCATAGTATGACGCAAGACAAGAATACGGAAGGAAAAGATTCCACTATAGTGGGTGCGACCAAGGAAAACTTTGGATACAAAAATCACGAAACCACCGAACTATCAATAAAAGACTACTTCGGTAACGAAGAATCGTGGATTAAAAAATACATCTCTCCAGTAATGAGAACCAAAGAATATGGGCTTATAACTGACGAAGTAGGCGAGAGAGGCCACACTAACATCTACGCCACCCAATTTTTTAACGAAAACTTCTGTAAGGAAATTATAGAAGCGGCGGATGCTAACGGCGATTGGACGTATAAAAGACACGAATTTTACCCCACAACGGACATGCTTGTAGAAACCTTAGGCATGGGCAAAATTTATGAAGCATTGCTTAATGAGTACATCTACCCTTGGTTTATAGGCTTTTGGGATCTTGAAGGAAAAGTATGGCAAAACTTGGTTGCGGAGAGTTTTATCATTAAATATATACCAGACCAACAGGCTCATTTATCTTTTCATCACGACCACAGCTTGGTCACATCTTTAGTTACCCTAAATGACGAGTTCGAAGGAGGAGGAACTTTCTTCAAAAGGCAGAAATTATGTGTAAAGGGAAAAGTAGGGGGCGTAAGTATACACCCCGGAAATATAACACATAAACATGGAGCTAGACCAATAACCTCAGGACTCAGATATGTTATCGTGTCATTCATCAACTCGACTACGGTTGGACCATAATGGGTTACGTTTAAGAATGCAGACTAAATATGCAAATATTTTGGGATATTATTGTACCTTCTTCTTTTACCTCTCTGATCCTATATATATGGCTTGAGACTAATGCTTTTGTGGAATACGTATCAGCAATTGATTTCATGTTTAGCCTAGCAACAAAAGAAAGGAATGAATCAATATTGAAATACCGAGAATCACAAAAATTTTCACCCAGCCTAAGCTATCCAGAGTTCTTGTTGTCAGAAAATGATAACTTTTTTACAAGGCTTCTTTCATGTCCGGTATGCCTATCTGTATGGGTAACTTTCATAGTTATGCTTATTGGTTCTTATAGCTTGGTTTTGTTCCCGGCTTCTGTCGTTGCCTCTTTGTTTATGTATTTTAAATTATGCAAAACAATAAATGGAGAATAATGTAATAAAATTTAGCGGACCTAGGGACTTGACCAACTACTTAAACGGCGCACAAGATCTTGTTGATAACATACCTTCTCTATCCGCAATTATAAAAACCTCAAACCTTATATCAGTTGGATGCTCATGCAAAAAAAGGCAGAAAAAAGATACAGCAAACGAAACTTACTGCAACGTGCTAAACAACTATTTAACGAAAGAAGACCAAGGGAAGATTAAAGAGAAGCTGGGGAACCCCACTAAGATCATTTTTAACTTCCATAATGAAAACACCCAACAAGACGAAACAACATTGACAATAGAATGACCGATTTAGAAAAGTTAGACTACAACAAAAAGATGATAGGTAAGACCGTACAAGTCTTAGATAAAGGCGGTAACCATTGGATTGGAGAAGTTAAAGATGTAGAAGACGAATTTACATTCTCCGTAACAAACAATTTTGGAGTAGTTCGTTTAGTTAGTATCTTCGACGTAAGGAACCCAACCTACTAAAAAACCCCCCTCATGATGAACATGAGGGGGGAGACGCTACGATGGTTGATACCACACGTCTTTTAATGGGGGGGATTATTTCTTCGCTTTTCTAGTCTTCTTTTTTGGGGAGCTAGCTTTCTTGACTCCCGAGGAGGAAACATTAATCTTTGAGTCCTTAACCCCTACGGTCAACTTTGGAGACCTAACACCGACCTTGATAAAAGGCAGCGCAAGACTTGCCCCACCAGAGGACACATTCCCCTTTACCGACGTCCCAGCTGCAGCGCCAAGAACGACACTAGGGACAGGTACGGTTAAAGTTTGACCAAACAATGTTACGCTGGGCTCTGTGCTAAAAGAGGCACCAAACCAACCAGCGTTAACCGTGCTAGCCGAGCTAACAACCAATGCGAAAGTTGCCAAAACAGCAACATGTAGTTTATTGTATGATTTCATAAGTGAATATAACGTACATCCTAATACACTGAATTAACAGTTTACTAGAACCGTTATTCTTATATACGGATGAGTCTATTTCAACATTCAATCAAATCAGTGTAATTCTTAAAGGATTGTCTAAACATCGCAAAAAATATTATCTAGTCGTATCTCAGATAAACAACCATACATATGGAGCTTTTAATCTTACTCCCCACGGCCTGACACAAGCTGAAAAGTATATCATTACCATATCAAAAGTATACAAATCAGACAAATTCACTATAGAAGAAAAATAGTTATTGACAATCATCAAAACTATGATAGATTATACCGCGGTGAACGCATATCGCTCTTATACAGAGGAGGAACTCATAGACCTGTGTCAAAAAAGCTCAGATACAAAAGCGTTTGACGAACTAGCAAGCAGGTGTATGAAAAAGATCAAATGCTACCTAATAGCTAAGTTTAAAGACCCCACGGCGGCGGAAGAGGTTCTGCAGATAGCCTTGATTAAAGCTTGGAACAACATAAACAAGTACAAAGGTAACTCAAAATTCCTCTCTTGGATTAACCGAATAGCCCACAATGCTTACTACGACCACAAAAGGAAGCATAGAAAAGAGGTCTCGATAGAAGGGATGAAGACAAAATATTCCGAGCAACACGGGTATAACGGCAAGGATATAGACCTAAAACTTGGGTTAGTTGCAGCGGACCCACATAGAAAAACAAACTTAAAAGAACTCTCCTTCAAACTCACCAAAGCTATATCAATGCTTTCCAAGAGCCATCAACAAGTCTTAAAAATGAGAGAAGTCGAAGATCTTTCTTGCTCCGAGATATCAGTTAGGATAAATTGTCCGTATCCGACGGTCTGTACCAGACTGTTTTACGCAAGGAAAAGGGCGAAAGAGATACTGTTAAACCTAACGGATGAGTAATCAAATGAAAGTTGTAGGCATATCTGGATTAGCCGGTTCCGGCAAAGATCTGTTTTATGAGCTATGTCGGAAAGAGCTTCTACTTAAGGGTTTCAACCCATGCCAAGTAGCTTTAGCAAACGAATTAAAAGAAGAATGCAAAAAAGCCTCACTAGAACTGTTTAACATAGACCCAACGAAATGTAACAGAGAACAAAAATCCAAGATACGAGACTTCTTGGTGTTTTACGGATTAGTGAAGAGGTTAGACAGTCAAGGTCAACATTGGACATCTAGAGCTGATATCAAAATAAAAGAACTTTCTGACAATTGTGCTGTACATGGAGTCCCCAATCCCGTATGCTTTGTAACAGACATTAGGTATGACAAATACAAGAAAGATGAATGTTACTGGATTAAAAACAAGACAGAAGGGATACTGGTTCATTTGAGAAAAAAGAATCTATATTACGACGATAACCTAAGCCAAACATACGTCTACGAAACACCCGCGAACAAACAAGAAGCGATTAATGACCCAAAACTCAGGAAGAAAGCTGACGTATGTATTGAATGGCCGGACTGTAAAGGAGACGCTTCCCTTCAAGCTTCGTACTTAAAGCCAGCAGCCCAAGCTTTTGTAGAAAAATTCATCTTAAAATGAACGAGCTAAAAATTTCAAAGTTCTTAGTCGAAGGTGTTGAGGTTTCCATATTGGATAAAGAGGTAACGATATATGACTATGAAGAAGAGGTAAGTCCCAAAAAAGGAGAGCTGATCTGTAAGTATCTCTGCGACGAAAACTTTTTACCTAAGACTAAAAAGCTTACATTCCATATTTTAAGACCAAGATGAATAATTCAATTATCATTCTAGACAATGTGTTTGAAGATACTAGCGCAATTGACAGGCTGTATCAAATAATAAACAACGAAGGTGGAGGTATCAACCCGAACAATCTAATCCTTTCGTCAGACTTAGAACCAAATGATAGCTATAGTGAAATAGAAAACCTATCTAGAATCATAGCGAAAACGATTTGGTACGAGAAAGCAGAACAACTCCTAAGAAAAAGAGAAACAGAATTCAAAGCCTTTGAAATATGGACAGGCAAAGCCCCCTCAGATACAGAGTTTAACAATAGCAATTTTGCAGGAGGCATGGGTGGGTTAAACTACCACTTAGATAAAGACGAAATCCTAGCTGAAAAAGACGAGCTATCTTCACCAATATACGCATCAGCTTGTTACATAGGCCCAAGAGAAAATATAACAGGAGGAGAGATTGTTATAAATACCAACACCAACGGTAAAAAGCACATGGAAGACTACGAGAGAGCCGGAGGGGGGATAATCTCTACCCACGGACCAGAGTGGGTGAAAGTTCCATTTAAATATAATAGACTCGTCTTACTTGACGGAGAGTATCCTCATTTTGTATCACCAGTTGTATCGAGGCCCGTAAATAAATGTAGGGTAGCTATAGCGGTAAACGCTTGGGGTAAAGAAGCTTTAGGAGTACATCTACCCCCAACCGCAGAGGAAGAAGAAGTTGAAGTAGTAACAATGTTTCACTAGAATAATAAAAAAACCAAACATAGAAGAAGGGTGGTTTTATATCACCTTGATGGTAGTAATTATTTTAGGGGCTTTAGCCTCCTGCAACCAGTAGTATGAGCGTTTGTTTTTTGTTAAATAAGGCTCTAGCGCAGTAAATAAAAAAGGATAATTATCCTATACGTATAATCGAGGAGGATCGATATGCTTTCTTAAAGTGGATATTATTGTTCTTTCATTTAATATAGTTATCTCAGTTAACTCCATCCTAAAACCTTTTTCTTTTTCTTCTGGTGTTATTATGTAGTTAACGTAATCCATCATTCCCCTAGGCCTCATAAATTTCCAATACATATCTTTTTCGCCTTGCTTAGCTTCAATTAGCACGGTCATTAGAAGCTCACACTTAGCAACACTAGTAACATCTCTAAACGGCAGCGACTCAGTAGGGGGATTTACTACTTCCGCTGATATCAAAAAGTTCATAAGTCACCACTTGTCTACAGGGCAAGACTCAACCGCCAAGGACGCTTTAACTTTCATTAAGCAACCGCATATTTTACACCTATCGTCTGGAGTATGGTAGTGAATGCATCCCTCACATGTCGCTAGTCTTTCTTCCTTTGTTGATTTATCTGCCTTTATGACTTCACCCTTTAAAGCGGCCTTCGTATTCTTTAAAATAGATTTCCCTAAGTTCTTAGCCATTCGCTTATAAGAAGGATACGTAAAATGGTTAGTCTTTAGCTCTTCTCTCGGAATAAAGTCTTCTTTAAGTTTGGATGGCTCTCTATTTACCTCGTCGAAACTTTGTTTTTCGATCATCATATGCCACGGCCTAAAGGCGAGCTTTGAGCCAAATGTGTGTTTATGGGTTTTGTCGTTCACGGTTTGTTATATCGCTGAGGGTTTTTCTTTTTTAACCATTTGATAGATCGAACTTCATAACCTGCTTTTTTTATTATCTGTTTTATTTTAACTGGATGTATTTCAGTTTTCCAATATTCAACGAAAACAGATTGAGTGCGGGTATCTATTTTAAGACCCTTTATTAGTTTGGTTCTCATAAGCCCCTTCTTAATACCAATACCGCAAGAAGGACAAACTAAACCATCAACTTTTATTTGTATGTCTGGGTCTGATACAGAGCCAGAAGCCGCAAACGAGCTAAGGGCGTATAACATAATAGTTACCAGAATAGATTTCATGGTATTAATTACACGTTATCCTGAACCGCGGCCAACATCTGGCTCGTCCTTCTTTATTATATTATCTTTATTGGCTGTTTTTGTCTTTTCTACTGGCTTTTTTTCCACTTCTTTGTACTTCCAGTGGGCAAGAGAGAGTAGCTTATCCACTACCGGAATCTCGACCCTAAGATTGCTGTCCCCAGTTGAAGCGTTAGTAGCAAAACCTAAAGCACTGACGCTACCGCCCTTCCCGCAGTGGTCTTGATATTCTATACCCATTGGGATTGTGATTATTCCAGAGTAGCTGCCACGAAGTTCTGGAGCTTTTAACATGAAAGTGCCCTTCATATCCCAACAATAAGAGTACTCTTCCGCCTGATCCTCAAATATAACATATCGGTCCCCGCCATGTCTCTGAGACATATTTAAGAAATACCATTTGATAGGCCCTTCACCTGTTCCACAGTAAGAAGGAAGGTCTAAGGGTTCGGCATTCCCTGTTAACTCACTATTATAGCTTTGGACGCCCTGAACAGTAGGCACTCTCGGACTGAAACCATCTATAGCTCCATACTCCGTCGTCAGATGCCTCATCCCCGGATGCCACTTATTGTAATAGTCCATTCTGCCATTAAGGACTAAATTGTCAGATTTGATTCGGCTCCTCAACATTCTCGGAACAGCGTACTTGAAGGCTATTTGGTTACCAGTTATTGATATTTCAACGTCTTGAGTCTGTCCCCCAACACCCCATGCACCCGACGGAGCTACAAAGCCTTGGCCTCCAATGAACGGTTCCCCTAAGAATCCATAGTGTTTGTTTGCTTGAAAATATGTGTGCCCATAAGACTCATACCATTCTGATACATAGGTTCTATCGCGGCCCCAACCATCTTGCATAATTGTATTAGCTCCCCAGTCAATATCGACGAATTCATACCTATCCGCGTGCATCGCCGCGCCGCCAGTGAATCCGTGCATGGTGAACTCAGTCCTAGCCCAAGTGCCCAAGGTGGGCGCAGGTACATTAAGCCCAGCTAGGGCAACACCTCTAGTTATGCTTATATCTGCATACGGAGCAGTCTTGCAAGGCTTGGCGACAAATTTTACATGGTCTCTATACCTAACTGTGATTGGCAGGTCTACCCTAGCTTCATTTAATAGGTTAATTGAATTTGCAAATTGATTAAATATTGAAGCTCTTAAGGTTATATTAGGCAGAGGGCCAAAGCCTTTTGTGTCATCAGGATAGTTAGTTAATTCGTCTATAAGGTTTAGCGGGCTTATCCATCTTGACCCACCCGGTCTTGATACAAGTTTTACAACTCTATAATTAATGGTTTCAAATTCGTATGTTTTATCATCTACGCATATTATCTCTTGCCCCTTCTTTACATCTCGGTAAGTTTTTAGGTTCTGCCATTCTCCTCTTCTTATGTTTGTTGTATCGTCTTCCGCGGCTTTCTCATAGCTATATTTTATTTTATATTCTATATCGTAATATAACTTCTTAACTGTGGTTGGGGAGCCGTTGATATAAATGGTCTCTAATTCTATGTTGTTATAGTTTGTTTTCGTATTAAAAGCTACCGGGAATAGGTTCTTTATCCTAAATGTAAATATGCCATTTTCAGAAGACATTATTAACGCCGGGCTTCCGCTTTCTTTGAATTCGATTCTTCTTGGATAGCCTTTAATAATAGCATCCACTTTCCTCGTCTTATCTGATTCTTTGAAATTTCCAGAGGTATGAGCGGAGAATGGGGTCCAAGTTCCACCAGCCCGGAGGCATGAAATCTTTGTCGTCTTACCTGTCTCGCTACAAACTCCGCCAGTAAGTTGCTTATAGAATGGGCGTAATCTTAATGAATATTCTTTCTTTAATCCTGCGTAAGCTGGATCATCATCAAGGTTGTCAGTCAGGTCGACGTCAACTAAATCAAAGTAGTTAGCGGGAGGTCTATCTGCCGGAGTTATTTTGGGGTTTGATTGTTTCTGTTCTAGATAAGCTTTTCTAGGTACTATCTCGTTTCCGTATATTTTCCATTCTGTTTCATGAGGTAATACCGCTTTTTTAAATTCGACAGCATAATATTTAGCGGACTCATCTGCTGTAAATGATATTGTAGCTTGATTTTGATAATGTTTTATTACCGATAAGTCTCCCTCTGGGCTGAGTACCGCCCTCATAGTAAATGTACCGTTTACATCTCCGTCAAAAAAGTTGGAAGTTTCCACGGTATAGTATACAGTTGAGTAGTTTTTTTCTATTGTACCTATTGTTTCCCCAAATTTTAACGGAATTGTGTAAATATCGTGAAACTCAGAAAGTTCTGGGCCAGCATTTCCAAATGCATCTAGGCTATCTGACTTAACTAGAGCTCCAACCCTTACCCCTTTGTAGGAAGGAGAGCTTCCAAGTTTAACATAAGCCCCTTCTTCTTCGCCATCTATTTTTTCATTATATTTTCTGAATATAATCCATCCTTTGCCGCCCATCCGAGTCTTTAAACCAGAAACGTCCACCCTTCTTTCAACTACAGCATTTTGATCTCTCTCAATAATAACTTTGTCATAATCTTTAAATATCGACTTGGAGTTACCGGCCTGATCCAGAGACTGAAACGCTAAGTTCTCAAAGAGGTAGTCGTAGTCTTTTGACTTCGCACAGGTCTGATTGATGAGCTTCATCTCCCCGCTCTTGCTTAAATACTGTGTAATTTCATCTGCTATGGGGTCAGACTTCTTGTCTATAAATCCTCCGCAGAACCCTCTTAAATAGGTTTCCATTTGGATAAATGGATCTACCGTAACGGGAGTCTTGACCCAAGGTTCGTCAACTGAATCGTCATCGTACACATACGGAACGTGTTTGCTAAAGTAGAATCTAGGCTCACAAGCTCCAAACGGATCATCCGGCAATTGCCAAATAAAAGTGTCTGGGGCAGCGTCACCTATCCTAGCCTTAGGACATTGGAGTTTTACTATTTCGTTTTGGATGTTTCCGTTTTCGTCTTCGACCCCCGACGATACCCACTCTCCTCCTCTGGAGAGACAAAGCTCCTCAGTTTGTATTGCGCCACTTTCGGAGGTTACGCCACTGCAATACCCTCTTTGTTTTCCTGTGTTGTAATTTTCTCTGATTAAATATTCTAACAGGGCATTCTCATCGGTTCTGTACGGATCTTTTGCAGGGTCTTTAATATTGTCCCAAAATATTTTACATGCTTCTCCGTATCCTTGAGCAAACTCGAGAACACTTATACCCCTATTATTATTCCAGTCTGTGTTTTCAGTGTGTTGTAGTCTTCTGTCTAAAGTGACTATAACTTGATCTTTTAAGGTTATCCATCGGCCACCTTTGAGAGCGCATGAAGTTTGATCTAATTGACTTGAATTCTGAACGGATTCACTACTAAACTCGCTAGCTCCTTGACAAACTCCCCCAGCAAACTCATCAGTTACAGAGCCTAATGTTAAATTATTATCCTGTAGTATATCTATAATATCCTTTTGTTTGGTCGAGCTTATCTGGTAGTCAGGTTTGTATATCTGACACGAACTATAATACCATTTATTGGCCTGAGCCCCGTCTAAACCGAACCAGTACCAAGCAGCGTCAGCATTGCTTCCCTCTAGGAACTGGTAGCCCGGAGGAGCTTCCGACCTTATAACAGGCTTCTTGCCATAGGAGAACGTCTCTAAAAGGTGCCCGTACTTCCTTAACTTAAAGTCTTCTGACATTATATGGCATCTATTATTAAGGAATGACAATATGTCTCCGTAATAGTCGTGGTGCCACATAGAAGTCCTAGAAGGATGGTGGTGGGTTGTGTTTATAAACATTGACCACTCGTTTGACCAACCTCCAACTGGGGCTTTATTTAAGATGCCTTCTTTTGGTCTTACTATGATTTTGCCTTTATCAGATGCCTTGAATTTGCTAACGACTTTGTCACCTATCTTTACGGGCTTAAAAGTTTCTCCGACTTGAATTGTCTTTCCGTTGTATTCTATGCTTCCTTCGCCAGCTTCTTTTTGCACTAACCCATCTGAACCTATCCACAGAACTTCATATTCTCTTCCATCGTATCTTACTTCCCCAGAGTCGATCCCATATTTGGAAGGGGCAACGTCTAGGAATTGATCCATTGAGTTTATTTTTTCTGTTAGCTTGGCGTAGCTGTTGGATATCTTATGGACTCTTTCTGTGCCTTTGGTCTTCCAATAGTATTTAGCCGGACTTCCTCCCCCGGGAGAGGATTCAATACCTGAGAAAACAGATCCGGCCCTAAAGGTTTTGCTCAGGGTATCGTGACTATACCAAGCAGTAGCCCCCGTACCGTAAACCAAGCTGTAACTACTATCTCCAGACTTATCCCCCTGCCATACAGGGTATATTATTTCTCCTCTACCTTTAACGGCGTAGACAAACCCTATAGGAATCTTCTGGCTTGAAGAGTGGCCATACTTGGAAGCGTAAGTCTTAGAGGAATGCCTTACGACGTCATCTTCGATCTTCTCAATCTCTATACAGCAGCTAGCGCCCTTTTTATATAGGATGTTTCTCTTAACTAGGTATCTTGAAGTCTTAGCTGTGCCGCCAAAATTGAAATTACCTGTGGATGATGTCTTGCCCAACGCTCCCCTTGAAGAATAGTTGGGCTGGTCCCTTGGTACTGAAATTTGGAAGTAGGGGTTTAAAATCAACGTCGTCTCCTGATTGTCGTAAGATGTCATATCTACCCCCTCCGGTAACTCAGTAGTTAAAACTATGTTCTGACTATCGGTTTTGCTATACACCTTTACTGGTACGACTATCTGCTCTCCGTAGTCGTTCAAACCCCCATAATTTTTTTGATAGGACGCCCAAAAGACATCCCCATCTTGAATGCTGCTAAAGTCGTTGCTGCTACTTGTGCTGTCGGTATTAATAGTTTTAGTGCTATCTGTATACGTAATAGTGTCATCACTCCCTCCGCTTACTATTATGTCAGCCCTACCTAAGCCCCTTGGATAATATCTATAACCATTATACTCCACATAATCTCCCATTCCGTATACATAATACCTCTTTTCAGCTTCAATGAGTTCGGAGCTGTTTAGTTTTCTGTATACGTATGTTGCGTTATAACCATCGTTTTTAATTATTTCCCCATTTACGGACATCTCATCTTTATTAGTTGCTCTGAAATCTGTATATCCAAACACATTCCTGATCGGGGATATAACCGTGCTTGTGGTGGATAGGTCGTAAGGATCGCCTAAGGTATTTATTTTTTTTGTCCCGTAATCTATAGCGCCAGCAGGGATCAACTTAGGAGAGTTGGCGGGGTTTAAGCTACTGGATACGGCAACGTATTGATTTGTAGCGTAAATTGTTTTCTTATCGTACTTTAATGATCCATCGCCAAATACATAGATTATATCTCCTGAACTGGCGCTTATTATATTAGACTCGTTTATAGTAATTTTTTCGTATACTATTGGTCTACCTAAAAAGTAGATAGCTTCATTCGCAGGGATGCTACCTATACTTTTGGTTTTGTTAGAGTACCCAAAAGGTCTTCGATGACCTGCGTTTTCAAGGTAATATGCTTTTTCCCCTCCTTTGAACGCGGTGTCAAAGTATCGCTTCCTCTCTCTATAATCAACAAAGTTAGTAGAAGCAGAAATCTCTTTTTGGT